AAACTACGTCTAAAGGTAGTAAGGATAGTGGAATGGGAGGTAACATGTTACAAAAATATTTTGATTTATTTAAACAGAATATGGCAGCAGCAGAATAAGTATATAAAAACATATAAAATCAGAAAAGGTCCCACTTGGGACCTTTTTTTATTGGTGGAGATGGAGGGATTCGAACCCTCGTCTTGTCCACTGTCTATCGTATCTATCCTACACGTTTAGTTTATTCTTTTATCCTCGGACTTCCCCTTCTAGAATAAACAACCATCCAGAAGCCCCAACCATAATATTATTTAACCACCTTAATGGTATTGGTGCGGTCGATTTGTCTGATGACATCTCTTCTACTAAAGACACAAATCTTAAATTCTCTAGATGAGATGGAGCTTTAGTCGTAATCTAATTACGCTACCGCTACAGTTGACTCTTCACGGATAAGACCGAGAGTTGTCATGGTATCTAATACGTTGCCGCTTAGAAGTGTAAACCAGTTTTACAAGGTTAGTTTAGCCTCGACGTGCTGATATCAATCAAACTAATGTCAATCAATTCCAGTCATCCCCATATTTTCAAAGAACTTTTATAAATATACAAAATAAATTTAAAAATAACAAATTTAATTTTAGTACACCCGAAAGGATTCGAACCTTTGGCCTACTGCTTAGAAGGCAGTTGCTCTATCCAACTGAGCTACGGGTGCATTCACGTACCCCAAAGATATGATATTATATCTACTAAACCAAATAAAAAATACTCTTTTATTTTTTTATTTAAAATAATATTCGTATATTTGTACAATGGATATAGAAACACTAAATAAACTAAAAAAAATATTATCTGTCCCTACCTATACTTGGGAAGAGGATAGGTTAATTGAACATGTAATTAATTATATTAGTTCTATAGACCAGGTTAATTATTATCAAGATGAGTTGGGGAGTCTCTATATTACTAAAGGAGACTCTTCGACCTATCCTTGTTTGGTAGCACATCTTGATAGTGTTCATCGTATTACAGAAATGGTTGTAGTAGAAGAACAATTACCTAATGCCCAAGGGGACCTTAAACTCTCATTACGTGCATACGATAAAGAAGAAGGTTTACCGACAGGGATTGGTGGTGATGACAAAGCGGGTGTTTTTATATGTTTACAACTATTAGAAAAATTAGATTCTTGTAAAGTTTTTCTACCAGTAGCTGAAGAAACTGGTTGTAATGGTTCTAAAGAAGCGGACCCAGAATTTTTTAAAGATGTGGGGTACGCGATTCAATTCGATTCTACAGAAAATGATACCATGAGTAAAACTTTACTGGGTGTTAAATTATATGAAGAAAAAAGTGATTTTTTTGGCTCAATTAAAGACATTATTTTAGAACATGGTTTTACTAAATGGTTAAATCATCCCTACACCGACACTATGATGTTAAAGAAAAAGTTTAATTTCCCATGTTTAAACTTTGCAGCAGGTTATTATAATTATCATCGTGCAACTGAATATGTGGTGGTAGAAGATGTAAATAACGCTATAAATTTAGGTATAGAAGTGATTAATACCTTAGGACACCGACCATATAAATTTATTCATAAACCCCAATCTCCCTTATATTCTCTTTTATAATATTATTTTATTCTACGTAATATTTATTGTAAAACAATAGATATGCCTTTACCAATACCTTTTTATTTAAGGAATTCTCAAACATCTCCTTTAACACACGCTCAATTAGATGGGAATCTTAGTATTTTAAGTACTAAAATAGATAATACCACATGTAATAATATGGGTGGTGGTGTTGGTATTTTTAAAAGTAAACAAATAAATGCAAATGATGGTATAATGAATCTATACTCACTCTCTGGTAGTAATGGTATTAATGTGGGTATTAGTGGCAATACATTAGTAATTAGTGGTGGAGCTGTTGATAGTGATTGGGTAACTAACGGTAATAACATATATAATGGTAATACAGGTAATGTGGGTATAGGAGCTATACCACCTGGTGTTCCTATTGTATCTGCAAAATTACACATTAATAATACTACAACAGAACCATCATTTTTAGTTGAAGATTCTGCACATCCAGACTCCACACCATTTATTATAAGTTCTGGTGGTAGTGTGTCTATTGGTACTGATATCATCAGTTCTAACAAAAAATTACTTATTAGTGGTGATACACTATCTGAAGGTGATATTTACTTACCAGATAATCACACATTAAGAATTGGTGATATTTCTGACTTACAGATTTATCATGATGGTTCTGATAGTAGAATATCTGAAGTAGGGACGGGTAATTTACTTATTTCAGGTACAGAAGTATGGATATCTGATGGTATAACGGGAAAATCTTTCTTAAGGACTTACTCTACTGAAGGTAAAGTTGAGTTGCAGTGGAGTGGAGAAACAAGGACTACTACAGGTGAAGATGGGTTGATTTTAAATAAGACCATTAGTGGAACACCTGTAGCGAACTTATCCGTAAGAGCTGATGGTACTATAATCACTGGAAGTACCGTACCAGTAGGACCATCAATCAATGTAGACGCTTCGACAGACCCCAATGTTTTTGGTTATAATATAGTTGATTATACAGCAACACTTCCTGGTGGAACTATCTACCTGGGAGACTCAGCACTTCTACCTACAGGTTTTACAGTTAAATTAATTAGAACTAGTAGTACCTCAGCAGCCTCTTTAGGTGCAGCTGGTACTTCAGTTATTAATGGTAGTGCAACTAAAGCACTCCCCACTACAGTATATAGTGAGGTTGTTTGTACAGCTAATGGAAATGATTGGTTTTGTGTTACAAACACACCACTTTAAATAGTATCTACACTTACTTCATTTTCTTTATTAATTGTAACCAAGTAATGTACATCTTCTACTACTACCCCCTTTAGAATCTGTTCCGATATGAAATCTTCTATTTTATTTTGAATTGCTCTTTTTATTGGTCTGGCACCGAACTTTTCATCATAACCTTCTTCTACAATATATTTTACTATAGAATTATCAAAAGAGACACTATATTTTTTTTCAGTTAATCTTTCTTGTAAGTTAGTTAATTCTAATTTAACTATTTTACTAATAGTTCTTTTTTGTAGGGGTTTAAATACCACTATCTGGTCAACCCTGTTTAAAAATTCTGGTTTAAAAGTATTTTTAAGTGCTTTTTTAATTATTTGGTCTTTAGCTTCATCTAATCTACATTCACTATCTTTGGTGGAGAAACCTAAGGGTTTATTAAACTCACTAACTTGTTTAGCCCCCACATTAGAAGTCATTATAATTAAAGTATTTTTAAAGTTTATCTTCCTACCTAAACTATCCGTTAAATGGCCTTCATCAAATATTTGGAGTAATAAATCATAGATATCTGAATGAGCCTTTTCAATTTCATCTAAAAGGATAACAGCGTATGGTTTTTTTCTTACAGCTTCCGTTAATTGACCCCCTTCATTATATCCCACATATCCTGGAGGGGAACCAATTAGTCTAGTGGAGTTAAATTTTTCTTTATATTCAGACATATCTAATCTAATTAAAGCGTCTTCACTCCCAAAAATTTCTTTAGCTATTGATTTAGCTAAATGAGTTTTACCCACACCAGTAGAACCTAAAAACATAAATGAACCAATAGGTTTTTTAACTTCACGAATCCCGACCCTATTTCTTCTAATAGATTTAGCTATTTTTTTAATAGCTTCGTCCTGACCCATAACTAATTTTTTTAATGTTGTTTCTAAAGATAATAAATTTTTAGTTTCATTAGTATCTAATTTAGTCAATGGAATTTTAGTGATTTGGGAGACTACTTCATAAATATCTTCTTCAGTTACCCCTATCCGTTTTTCTTCCAGTTCTATTTCCCACGCAATTTTTTTATCTTCTAATTTATTAATAACCTGACGTTCCTCATCTCGGAGTTGTGCTGCTTTTTCATATTTTTGTGATTTAACCACCTCTACTTTTTCTAGTTTTAATGACTGTAATTTATTACGTAAGTCTTCTATTTCTTTAGGAAATTCTATATCTACTTGTACTTTCGCTCCTACCTCATCCATTATATCAATTGCTTTATCAGGAAATTCTCGATGAGTGATATACCTTTCAGCTAAAGTTACACACGCTTCTAATGCTTCAGAACTAAAATTTACTTTATGATGTTCTTCGTAACGGTCTTTTAAGTTTTTTAGAATTTGAAGGGTCTCCTCAACTGTTGTAGGTTCCACTAGTACTTTTTGAAATCTTCTTTCTAAAGCTCCATCTTTTTCGATATTCTCTCTATATTCATTTACTGTAGTAGCTCCAATACATTGGACTTCTCCTCTAGCTAATGCAGGTTTAAAAATATTCGCAGCGTCTAACGACCCTGATGCGTTACCTGTACCCACCACTGTATGAATTTCATCAATAAAAACGATAATCTGGGGATTTTCTGTAAGTTCATCTATAATAGCTTTCATTCTTTCTTCAAACTGACCTCGATATTTGGTGCCCGCAACAATAGATGTTAAATCTAACGCAATAATCTTTTTATCTAATAAGTTACGAGGACACCTTCCTTCATTTATTTTCATAGCTAAACCTTCTACTAAAGCAGTTTTTCCACAACCAGGTTCCCCAATCAATACAGGGTTATTTTTTTTTCTTCTAGACAAAATTTGAGCAATTCTATTAATTTCTCCTTCTCTTCCCACTACTGGGTCTAATTTTCCCTCTTCTGCATACTTTATTAAATCTCGTGAAAAATTATCTAACACTGGTGTACCACTTTTACTAGTGGGTTTATCTCTTCTAGTTGAACTTTTTTCTCCAGACTCGAAGTCCGCGTAATTACCTTCTAATTTCATTGACATATTTTTAATTTTAATTTCTACTTAATAATACTTTAATCTCTTTTAATAATCAACCCTTGTCAGTATGACATTAACATATGACACAATGTCAGTTAATTGTCTCTGGTATATTATTTGAACGGTTGATTTATGGGAAAGTATTCATATATTTTCCATAAATAAATAAATAACCATAAATAAAAATTAAAGAAATGGGAAAAGTAATAGGTATAGATTTGGGAACAACAAATTCCTGTGTTGCTGTAATTGAAGGCAATGAACCTAAAGTTATTGTAAATGGAGAGGGTCAAAGAACCACACCATCTGTAGTAGCTTTTAAGAATAAAGGTGAAAGAGTAGTAGGAGACCCCGCAAAAAGACAAGCGGTAACTAATGCTGAAAAAACCATTTATTCTATAAAAAGATTTATGGGTAGTACATATTCTGAAATTAAAAAAGAAATAAGTAAAATGCCCTATAAAATATCACAAATAAATAAAAATGGTGTAGGCATTGAGATAGATGGGACTAACTATATACCCCAAGAGATATCCGCAGTCGTTTTACAAAATCTTAAGAAAACAGCGGAAGAGTATTTAGGAGAAACGGTAACAGATGCAGTAATAACTGTCCCAGCTTATTTTAATGATTCACAAAGAAACGCGACTAAAGAAGCTGGTGAAATCGCGGGATTAAATGTATTAAGAATAATTAATGAACCAACCGCTGCATCCTTAGCTTATGGGCTTGATGATGATAAAGATAAAAAAGTGGTAGTATATGATTTAGGTGGGGGAACCTTTGATGTCTCTATTTTAGAAATGGGAGACGGTATTTTTGAAGTACTCTCCACTAATGGAGATACCCATTTAGGTGGGGATAACTTCGATGAAGTTATTATGGATTGGTTAATAAACGAATTCAAAAAGGAAAATGGCGTGGATATTAGTAAAGACCCTATGGCATTACAACGAATCAAAGAAGCCGCAGAAAAAGCAAAAGTAGAATTATCTTCTTCTACCAATACGGAAATTAATTTACCTTATTTAACCGCAGATTCCACTGGACCTAAACATTTAGTATTAAGTTTATCACGTTCTAAATTTGAAACTATGGTAAGTGATTTAGTGAAAAGAAGTATTAAACCTTGTGAGAAAGCACTGAAGGACGCTAAATTAACTACTAAAGATATAGATGAGGTAATTTTAGTAGGTGGTTCGACTAGGATTCCTGTGATTCAGGAGTCGGTTGAGAGACTCTTCAAACGCAAACCTTCTAAGGGGGTTAATCCCGACGAGGTAGTGGCTATGGGTGCTGCTATTCAAGGAGGGGTATTATCGGGGGATGTAAATGACGTTCTTTTGTTAGATGTAACACCACTTTCTTTAGGGATTGAAACTATGGGTGGTGTGATGACTGCACTTATAGAATCCAATAGCACTATCCCCACTTCTAAATCACAAGTTTTTTCTACTGCGGTAGATAACCAACCTTCTGTAGATATTCATGTTTTACAAGGGGAAAGACCGATGGCTGCGGATAATAGAAGTTTAGGGAGATTCCAACTTACAGATATCCCCCCCGCGCGACGAGGAATTCCCCAAATAGAGGTGACTTTTGATATCGACGCTAACGGGATTATAAATGTAAGTGCAAAAGACAAAGGGACTGGGAAATCCCAAAACATAAAAATAGAATCTGGAAGTAGTTTATCAGAAGCAGAAATTGAAAAAATGAAAATGGAAGCAGAAGAAAATAGAATCAAAGACCAGGAAAAGAAAGAAAAAGTGGAAAAGTTAAATGAAGCGGACACTATGATATTTCAGACGGAAAAACAAATGGAAGAATTTGGGGAGAAATTAAATGAAGAAGATAGGGATAAATTAACTAAATGTTTAGATGAGCTTAAAGAAGCTCACAAAAATGAAAATATAGATTTAATTAGTTCTACTCTAGAGAACCTTAACCAAGAATGGCAGACAATATCCACTAAACTCTACGAAGAAACAGCAACACCAGCAGAAGAGTCTACAGACAATAAACAGGAAGAAACTACAGATGTAGAATACGAAGAAGTTAAATAAAATGGGAGTATTATCAGAAATTTACAGTGGGGATAGAATTATAAATCAATATAAATCTTCAAATATTAAAGGTTCTATATATAATAAACTTACTAAAAAACTTATTGTAGAATTTAATGCAGGAAGAAAATATGAATATGAAGACGTACCCGATACGGTTGCTGCGGGATTAAGAATATCAAAAAGTCAGGGAAGTTACTTTAATAAAGAAATTGCTAAAAAATACAAATATAAATTACTTCCTTAACTTCTGTTAAGATGAAGTATTTATAGATATGACATTAGCGGATAAAATTTTAAGTAGTTTCCAGCAGAAAAAAAGTTTGAATCCTGAAATTTGGACCTTAGACACAAATAATGAATATCGTTTAAGGAAAGAAATTCGGGATAAACTCTTGCTTACAGCCAATGATTTTTTAGAGTTTATAGATATAGATAATATAGATTGTGATGTGGACACCCAACAATGTGATATCGCAGACATTACTATTACAGGGAGTATATGTAATTATAATTGGTCTAAATTTTCGGATATCGATTTACATTTGTTATTAGATTATGATGAAATAGACGAAAATACTTCTCTTGTCAAAAATATATTAAATACTAAGAAAAATTTATGGAATGCTTCTCACCATATCCTTATTAAAGGATATGAAGTAGAAGTGTACGCCCAAGATGTAAATGAGGTTCATCATTCTAGTGGGGTATATTCAGTTTTATTTGATAAATGGATAACACAACCCACCAAAACCAATAAGAATATTGATTTCAATAAAGTATTAGAAAAATCTCTAGGATGGATGGAAATGATAGATGATATCCATGTTAATGCATATAATATGTCTAGTGAGGAAGTATTAGATGTTATCGATAAAATAAAAACAAAATTAAAAAAATTTAGAGGTGCAGGACTAGAAAAAGGGGGTGAATACTCTTATGAGAATTTAGCTTTTAAATTCTTAAGAAGAAGTGGTTATATTAAAAAACTCTTCGATTTAAAAAATAAAGTATTAGATTTAAGTCTAAGTTTGGATTAGAAAGGTTTTTTTTCTCTTAGAGTTAATATTTATATAAAAATAATTAAAAGAAAATGGCAAATTACGGAGGATTATCATACGGTAATGAAGTTTATTGTGGTGAAGATATCATAACTGTTCTCGCTTTGAATGAAGACTATGGAACAGTAACGGGAAAGACATGTTTTCAAGTATATAATGGTGGTGGAGGAGGCTCTCAAACAGTCACTGTCAATGGAAATGCGGTGGATGTTGGTGCAGGGACTCTAGATATTATTATCGACACAATAACATGGTCTGGTTTTCCAGGTGCACCACCTGAAGGTATTTGTATAATATGTTCATGTCATGATTGTAATGACCCAGACGGTAACGCGGCAAAGGCTACGTACTTAGGAGAAATAATAAACCCAGAAAGTCCTTTCACATTAATAGGGATGGGTTACCGACAAAGTTAAAATAAAAAAAAATTAATTAAAATAACACAAAATGGCAGATTTAAAAGCAGTGGGAAGTGAAAAACTTCCATTAGATTTAAAAATCCAAAGAATAATGGAAATTGCAAATTATGGAGAACAACCAAAAGTAGAAACCCATAAAACCGCTTCATTAGAATATAATATTACTGCACGCGATGGTAGTAGATACGGTATCATTAGAGAAAATGCTCAATATATGATTTTAAAAGAAGGGAATCAAGGATTTACTTATTTAGATGGAATGAAAAATAATTCTAGATATTCTTTTAATTCATATTCTGAAGCTTTGAAAAAATTAAATTTACTAATGAAACCCATTAATGAATCATATGGGGGTGGACAATTTAATTTAATTGGTGAGCAAGAAGAGTTAGGTAAAAAATATGTTCTCAAACAACCAGAAGGTGAAGTTGAGGATGAAGAGGAAACTTTTGATTTCGGTGATGATGCAGTTGTAGATGATGGTGGAGAAACTGAAGATTTTTCATTCGATGATGCGGAAATAGGTATGGATGATGACGGTGGTGAAGAAATAGAAGGTTCTATGGAATTAGAAGTGACTGATGATGAGGACGCTACTAAAGGAGTTCAAAAGTTAACGGGTAAACTTGGTCAAAAATTAAGAGATTTACCTGAAACGGATATGGATGCAGACATTATCAAATATGTCCTTAACTCTATCATATCTGCTGTTAATTTAGATAAATTAAGTGAAGAAGATAAAGAAGAAATTGTAGAGAAATTTGAAGACGAAGATGTTGAATATACTGAAGAAGGTGAATTTGATGTAGAACTAGGGGGTGAAGAAGAATTAGATTTAGGTGGTGATGATTTTGATTTCGGTGATGAAGGAGAAATAGATTTAGAAACCGAGTTAGAAGAAAATTGGGGAGCGTTAGGTCGAATGGCCTTGGGTGCTGCCGCAGCTGGTTTTGGTGAAAAAGCAGCGGATAAATATTTACCTGAAGAATTAGATGAACAATCTAGTCAAATTTTACCTGGAGAACACGATTTTATAAAAGATATTTTAAAACAAACAGCTACTGATGATAATCTAGCTCAAGACGTAATAGACGCAATCATGGATTGTGGTAAGATAATATCTAAATCACTTGCAGACATGGTATGGACTAAATACTCCATGGGTTCGAATGGTAGACCTGCCTATTGTAATGGTATGAATATAGTACAAGATGACCGATGTACTCCTGACTTAATAAAATTCTTAACTGGAGATGGGTTTAAAGGAATGTCATGTTTAATGGGTAAATTTAGTGAGAATGTAATGGAAAAGGGGACGGATATTATAACAGGGATGTTAGATGAAGAAGATACATTAAGTGGTCCTGATAATCCTGAATTATCAGATGAAGCAGCAGAAGCAGTAGCAGATGTGTTTGATATGTTTGAGTCGAATAGTAAAGTAGGTAAAACACTTACATCTTACTTTAACTACACTAAAGAAGAAAAAAGAAAAATACGAGAATCCAAAGAGAGAAAGTCTTTTGATTTACATTTAGCGAAAAATAACCTTTTAGAGTCGGTTATACGAAAAGCAAAAAATAATAGAAGAATTAAAACTTCTTACTCCACTTACGAACAAGAGAGAACAACAACTAAATTCTTGAAAGAGAATAAGAACTTTAAGTTTGTAGGTAAGAGTAAAAAAGGAAGTTTAATTTTTAAAGGAAAAAATAAGTTAGTAGAAATAAATACACGAGGTAGAATTTCTTAATTATGAAATTAGTGTACGTTAATGAACTAGGACCTAATTTTAAGGGTAATTACGTATATGAATTCATCTTTTCTACTAATTTAGTCGATATTTGGGGTGAAGACTGGGACGCTACTCCAGCAGGAGGAAAACCCCAACCCCCAGAAATTGAATTTATTGAAAAAGTAGGGATATTCTCTAATGAAGGTTTGGAATTTGACTTAGTTCAAACTTCAGACTATTTTTCTTTTACTGACGCCATCGATGATGTAATATCTTTAGCGTGGGAAAGACACGAAGAAGACCCTATTGAGGAAGGTAGACTGGTTTTTAGATTTGGAGAAGAGAGAAAATCAGTAGAAGATAAACTTTATAGTAGAGATTTAATATTAAAATACAATGAAGAAGAATATAAAAAAGTTTAGTAAAATAGACACTCTATCTAAATTAGTTAGAGAAGGTTTCAATATAGATACCCTACTTAAGTTTAGTGACAAACAACTTATACAACTACGAAGTAAAATTTTAAATGAAGCAGAAACTGCAGTAGTAACCACACTCACTCCCCAAGAAGTATCGGATGATGATGGTGTTGCGGTAAGTGATTTTACTGGTGAAGTAAAAGCATTGGATGACGGTGGCATAGAATTAAGAAAACAACAGAACGAAGGTGAGGAAGAGGAACCATATTTAGACCCAAGATATCCAGAACCTAAAACCTATAGAGACGCGGAAGGGCAAGAACGTGAAATACTAGAGGATGATTTAGAAGAAGAAATTATGGATATGGGTGCTGGAGATTTTGACGCCACTTCTTTTTATAATCCAGATGATGGAGGATTCCATGACTCACAAGGACCAATGGACTCTTACTATTCTACAAATAATAAAGGAACATTAATTGGGGCAGGTACAGACCAAGATGAAGGTCAGTATACGGGAAACGCAAAATATTTGGATACACCCTCCTTTCATAATCCTGACGCTGAAGGTTTTGATTCAGACGGCCCATCAGATTCTTACAGTGGAAATGGGTGGGATGAAGAAGGTTTTGCTGGTGAGTTAAACGAATTTGGAGCACCAGAACCCAAATACTCCTTTACAAATCCTGTAGCTAGAGGTCATCAGTCGGAAGGACCAAGAGGTAATAGTGGTGGTTTATATGAAGATGAAGATTACCTAAATCAACAAGCTGGTGAAAAAGTAACAGGTCAATCAGTACCTCACGATGCAGATGATATGGCAGATGACGGAATGGTTGATGATTCTAACCCAGAAAGCCCATCTCATAAAAATATGGGGGATATTGCAGAAACTTACATAACCAAAAGAGATTTAATGGAGAGAGCTGTTTCTAAATCACAAAAAAGAATGTTTTGTTTTGCACGAGATTGTAAAAAGAATAACTATAGAAAAGATAAGTGTGGTAAAGGAGATGATGTGACAGAGTTAGCCAAGTCTACTTCATTAGAAGAACTGAAGAAGGTGTGTGATACACCCGAGAAAGGATTACCAGAAAAAGTTAAAAAAGAAAAAAACGAACAACGAATGGTTGAAAATTGGTTACTAGGATTGGTAGAAAAATATGAAAGACCTTCAATGACAAAAGGACAATTTCTACAAACATTAAATGAAATTGCTGTGGAAACACAAGACATTACAGTCATAGATAATGATGTGGAGGATGCAAAAGATGAGTTACCCGCTTGGTTAGACTTTGACAGTTTATTTGCAAATGCACCCGCACCGACCACCAAACCAGCACCAACTAAGACACCTTCCCCAACTAAAAAACCAGGTAGAAAGTCCCCTTACAAACCTAAACACAAACCAAGACCAAAAGCTATCAGAGATGAAGAGTAAAAAAATATTCAAAGTAAAAGATTTTAAAAAACAATTATCCGAAACCCCAATAGATTATGGTGATAGGCCAGAAAGGATGGACCCAAGTCTACAAAGAAAACTTGAAACTGGTGAATTTCCAGGAGCAGGTTCTGACGCATACCCTTCTGTAAACCCCGAAGGGATACCGAATAATTTTGAGGAATTAGTCGCTTCAGAAAGATTTAAGTCTGTGGTGGATAAAGTTAAAAGTTATACTGGTTTAGAAAACGTAACACCACAATCATTTATGCAATTACAACAAATGCTGATGGGTGCTACACAAAGGATTTTACAACTGGAGTCACAACATAAAGAAGAGTTAGAAGAACTTGCTGTTAAAATAGTTAGGGAAGAAATGGCTATTCCACCTGACGCATTACAGTTTGATGCTAAAATTGTAGGAATGGGGGAAATTAGTGCTGAAGGAATGCAAGGACAGTCTCAAGAACAACAACAGAACCCAGAACAACAAATGGATTCTGAAGAAGAAGCCATGGAAGAATTTGAAGATTTTGATTTAGAGAAACAAAAGCGAAGATTTTTAAATCAATTAATTCAAGGAGCTTCTAAGAAAGGTCACTATATGTTCCACTTAGTAGAAGAAGAACTTAATAATATTAGTCCTGATTTAATTAACTTATATGGTGTAATGATGTCCATTAATGATTTGGTTTACTGGATTATGCCTGACCAAACAACAATGATGATGGCACAAAGTGGTCAAAGTATAGCTGGTAAAGAAGAAATAGACCCAGACACAGACCCACCAACAGTTAAAGCTCAAGGAATTACTTTTCCAGTTTTAGTACATGAATTAGTAAAGGGGGTGATGGAAGTTCTTGCCACACAAGGTTTACCAGACGACCCTAACCAAGCTCAACGAGTTATGGATTCGGAAGACACACTAGTAGCAGAAGTGTGGGATTTAAGATTAGGTCCCGTCATTTGGGAAAAATTTAGAGAGTCTTATCCTCATGATTTATTACAAGATGATAAGAGAGAAATTCAAAATTATTTATTTAGTGAGTTCGCTAGTATGGAGGCAAAAGATATGTTTGCCATAGCTAAGAAAATACTTAGTGGGGGTGATGAAGGTAAAGAAGAATTAGAGAGAATAGTAAAAGGAATTATTTCCCAAATGAATGAAGAAGATTACGAAGATTCAATGGAAAATTTTAATGATGACGATGGTGATACCGCAGTTATGGGGTCGGACACTGGAGGAGATGTGTTAGGAACACTAGACGTACCCAAAAGTGACGAAACTAAAGAATATGATGTTGATGATATCTTAGACAAGATAGGTAGAAGTGGAATGTCATCTTTAACAAAAGAAGAATTACAATTCCTTAGAAATCAGTCAAAGTAGTAATAAAGGCCACTTTAACTATTTATGGGTATGGGAATGACTAAACAAGAACTCATACAAGAATATGTTAGGTGTCATGGAGACACACCATATGCACTTAAAACTTATTTGCAAACCTACGACAATACCCAACAAAAACATGTACCTTTTGAATTATTTCCTGAACAAAAAGAAATGGTTAGAGATTTTGAAACATATGATGACAATATTGTATTAAAATATCGACAAGCGGGTGTTTCTACCGCCACCGCAGGCTGGATTTCCAAAAAATTACAGTTTGCTTCTAAAGAATCTCCAGAAAAAATTCTAATTCTTGCTAACAAATTAGATACCGCAACAGAAATGGCCAATAAGATAAAAGCGTTTTTAAGACAATGGCCCGATTGGATTGATGTGGGATTCGATAAAGATAAAAATTCACAAAAACATTATAAATTAAATAATGGGTCTGAAGTAAAAGCAGTAGCAACGTCTGTAGATGCTTTAAGGGGTTATACACCAACCATACTAGTTTTTGATGAGGCTGCATATATAGAGTCAGGGGGAGATTTATGGGCGGCCTGTATGGCATCTTTAGCTACAGGAGGTAAGGTCATCGTCATATCCACCCCTAATGGGTTTGACCAAATTTATTATGAAGTGTTTGACCAATCAGTTAGAGGGTTAAATAATTTTAAAATAAGTTACTTAAATTGGTACCATGACCCACGCTTTACAAAAGAGTTAAAGTGGGTAAAAACAAAAGATATTGTTCACTTTTTTCTTAATAGAGATGAATATAAGGAAGAAGAAATATTATCTAATATTGAACACGAAGACTATCAAACTTATATGGATAGGGGATATACCCCCTTTTCTCACTGGTTTGAAGAAATGTGTAAAAAACTTAAGTTTGACCGAAGAAAAATTTCACAGGAATTAGAATGTGCTTTTTTAGGTTCTGGTGACAATGTAATTAATAGTGTTACTATGGAACAACTAAAAGAACATGTATGTGAACCTATTGAAAAATGGGTAGGTAATGGTCTATGGGTATGGAAAGAACCGATTACGGACCATAAATATATTATGGGTGTAGATGTGTCTAGAGGAGATAGTGAAGATTCTAGTGGGTTTGTCATTATAGATTTCGATGAAAGAGAAGAGGTGGTAGAATATTTAGGTAAAATTCCTCCCGACATAGTTGCAGATTTAGCTAATAAATGGGCTCAAAAATATGAATGTTTTGTCGTGATAGATATTACTGGTGGAATGGGGGTAGCGACTTCTAGAAAGATGTTAGAATTAGGTTATAAAGACTTATATTATGATGGAGTAAAACCTGAAGAAATGTGGAAATTTAATCCAGACACTAAAACCCCAGGAATAAATTTTAACAGTAAGCGAGCACAAATAGTACAGTCATTGGAGGAACAAGTTAGGACAGGATTTAAAATTAGGTCACAAAGACTAATGAACGAACTAAAAACATTTGTTTATATAAATGGAAGACCTGACCATATGAGGGGACATCATGACGATTTGATTATGTCTTTAGCGATGGCATTATATGTCGCACAAACCTCATTCACCCAATTAAAAAAGAATGTTTCTCAAGCAAAAGCAATGTTAGATGCGTGGGTAACAGATGAAAGAAAATTTAATACTCCTGTAGGAAAACCAGTGTTTACTCCTGGGAGAGCATCAGGTAATCCCTTACCTCCTTCTTCTAATGACCCTAAAGACTATTTATGGTTATATAGTGGATTAAAATAAAATAAAATGGCAAGAATAAAGAGTCCTGGATTTGGGTCAGGTGGAAGATTTAAAAGTGGTAAACAACTTAGACAAGTGTTAGGCACTACTGTTTACTCGTGGGCACCTACTCCACCCGATTATTTTATCAAGAACGATAGTTTAGAAAAACAAAAAAAATCTGATATTGTTTGTTGTGAGACTTGTTCGGGCCAAATAGTAGATAATTGTGTAACCTATGTATATGGGGGTAGATGTAAAGAAGGCCCATATAGTGGATTAGCTGCTTATGTTGACTGTGATTATGTCGTATAATTGTTTACATGAAATAATATTTGATTAAGTTTAAGTTATGGCAAATAATAATATGACAATATTTCAAAGGTTAACTAACCTTTTCGGTGCTGANGGACCTCAGTCACCCAAACGTACCTATAGTTTTGATAAAAAAGATATTTTAAAAACTACATCTAAGGTAGATTATGACCGCACCAAATTAGAATTACAACAAGGACAATATCTTGCTAATCAATGGCAAAAAATAGAATCCCAACTGTACTCTCAAGCGGTTTATTATGAACCGACTAGATTAGCGGCTTATTATGATTATGAATCTATGGAGTTTACACCTGAAATATCCGCGGCATTGGACATTGTGTCTGAAGAAGCATGTACTATCTCAGAACAAGGTTATATGTTAAATATTTATTCAGAATCTAAAAGAATAAAAGCCATATTAGGGGACTTATTTAATAATATTTTAGACATTGAATCTAATTTACCTATGTGGGTAAGAAATACATGTAAATATGGTGATAATTTTGTTTATCTTAAAATTGACCCAGAAAGGGGGGTAGTGGGAGCAAGTCAATTACCAAACATTGAAATTGAAAGAACAGAAAAGGGAATGAACACTTACAATAGCAGCCATATGGATAAAGAAGAGAGAGAAGTAAAATTCATCTGGAAGAATAAAAGTATGGAATTTAATACTTGGGAAGTAGCTCACTTTAGGTTACTTGCAGACGATAGAAGACTTCCTTATGGTACTTCGATGTTAGAAAAATCGAGACGTATATGGAAACAATTATTGCTTGCAGAAGACGCAATGTTAATCTACAGAACTTCTAGAGCTCCTGAACGTAGAGTATTTAAAGTATATGTAGGTAATATGGAAGACCAAGATGTAGAGGCTTACGTACAGAGAGTAGCTAATAAATTTAAAAGAGACCCTATTGTAGATAAGGATACTGGAAATGTAGACTTACGTTACAATCAAATGGCAGTAGACCAAGACTTCTTCATACCTGTAAGAGATTTAGCGGCCCCTAACCCCATAGAAACTTTACCTGGTGCTACTAATCTTGCAGAAATCGCCGATATAGAATACATTCAAAAAAAATTACTTGCAGCGTTACGAATACCTAAAGCTTTTTTAGGATTTGAAGATGTTGTAGGGGAAGGTAAAAATTTAGCTATCCAGGATATTAGATTTGCTAGGAGTATTAATAGAATTCAAAAATCCATGGTTCAAGAATTAAATAAGATTGCGATTATCCATTTATATATGTTAGGTTTTGAAGAAGAGTTAGGTAATTTTACTTTAGGGTTAACTAACCCATCTACACAATCGGAATTACTCAAAATTGAACAATGGAAGGAAAAAATTACACTCTATAAAGATGCGGTTACTGACCCAGGTTCGGGTATTCAAGCGGTCTCTTCTACGTGGGGTAAAAAACATATTCTTGGTTTCTCTGATGAAGAAATTAAATTAGATTTACAACAACAACGTATAGAGAAAGCGGTTGGTGAAGAATTAAATCAAACTGCTACTATTATTAAAAACACTGGAATATTTGCTAATATAGATAAACTATATGGAGAAATGAAACCCGATGAAGGAGGTGCGGAAGAAGCAGCTGCAGGTGGAGAAATGGAATCACCCGCAGATACTGGATTAGAAGGTGGAATGGAAGAAACACCCCCTACAGACTTAGGTGGTACCGATACTGAAGGTGGTGAAGATATGTTAGCGGAAGGAAGACAAAAAGGTTTACCTTTAATTTTAAGAAAACTAGACAATAATAACTTTAATATTGAAAGAGGGAAAGAGAATTTAAGTGAGGTAGCTGACAAAATAGAAAGTTTATTAAAGGAATAGATATTTATTGTTAAAACAAATTAATATGTTTGGTATAGTTAAAAATAAATTAGACAATATCTTAGTAGAGTCTTTTCACAATAAAAAGACTTTTAAAAAAGTCTTTCATGAGTCAATGTCGGCTTTAAAAACTAATAAAACTAGTAGAGAATTTTTTGTAGTTTATTCCCAACTAGAAAATAAAAAAATTAAGGACCCCCTCCACGCGGAAAAATACTTGAATGAAACATTAGAATTTCTTAAAGATAAGAAAAAATATTTAAGGTTGAACAAACTTCAAAACACACTTAATAAGTTCAATAAGTTTCATAAAAAGGGACGAAATACTTTATATGAAAATTTAGATTTCCTTATCTTTGAGTCTCATATTTTAAATATTGAAAAAAGAGTAGAAGCTAAAAAAAGTATAATTAGAAGATTGACTACCCCCACAAACGAATTTATAACTGAAGCAAAGATACCCAATTCCTTATTAATAAATCTTTCTACTAAAAAATTTAATGAGAAATTTACCAATCTTAACGAGGGAGATAAGAAAAAATTCAAAGAACTGTTTAATAAAGATATTACTAAATTAGAAAATGAAATGATTTCTTTAGTAGAAGAGGTCACCAATAAAATTGATGGTTTAATTACTGAAACCCAAGACAAAAGTTTACTTAACAAATTAGAACAAACCCGTAAAAGGATTATAGAAAGTAAAAGAGATAAAGTTTCTTTCTACAAAATAAAACAATTAAATAAAACACTATAATATGAATTTTATACAAAATATGTTAAGTAGTGAGGGTAAAATTTCTAGTAAGAGGTTTGTAACTTTTACGTGTCTATTATTTATGTTAATTGGATATACTGCTAATTTATTCTGGGGTTTTGACGTTAAAGATTCTTTATTTGAATCACTCCAATGGATTGTAATGGCTGGACTAGGGTTTACAGCTTCGGAACATTTCGCAGGGAAAAAAGAAGAACCAACAGAAGAAGACCCCCCTTCTCATACCACAATTACTCATGAATATGATTATGGAGATGAATCGGAGGAAGTCTAAAGTTAATTTTGACAAAAAGAATAAATGCTGTTATAATTATATATAACAGCATTTTTTTTTATGAAAACAGGAAAACAATTTAAACTAAATCTTAATCCTAATTTTAGGACATACTATGGGAGTGTGGATTACAAAAATCCCAAATCAATATATATTAATATATCTTCATGGTTTTCTCCTTTGTCCGAAGACGATAATTGGAGTCGAGTAGTGGGCCAATTAAAACGAGAAATAAAGTACACCATTATTGATGTCCCCATCACCAACTATTTTCTATCTAATAAACAAATAATAGATTTAGACATTAGAACTAGCGGAATTAGAAAAAACAAAAGGAGTTATATGAATTGTGAAATAACTCTTTTTCTTAAAAAAGAAGAAGATATAAAATCTCAAGGAATTAAAAGTCTAGTCCAAAACCTATTAGGGGATATTATAACTAAAACATTAACACCATCTAAAAAGTTTAATTTCTATTTAACTAAGAAATAAGAAATGAAGTTTTATTAGTACTTTACTATTTATTGGTAAAGAGGAAAATGGAAATAATAAAACCTGGAAAAATAGGGACTGGTATTCTTATAGAATACGATGCCGGACACATTTCACCTAAAGACACTTATAATAAAAAAATAATTAAAGAAATGGAAGATAGGTCAATCCAACAAGGACCTATCATTTTTCATGCCATATTACAAAAAAGTGGAGTGGAGAATAGAAATGGTCGTGTATACCCAGATAACATCTTAAGACGAGAAGTAGAAAGATACCAATCTTTAATAGATAAAGGAAGTGCTTTATCCGAATTAAACCACCCCGAATCCTCATTAGTAGATTTAGAGAGAAGTTCACATAGAGTTATAGAAACTTTTTGGGAAGGTAATGTTCTCATGGGTAAGTTAGAAATCTTAACATCTCCCGCTTATCACGATACTGGAGTTTTATCTTGTGTGGGTGATATCGCCGCTAATTTATTAAGACACGGAGTAACATTAGGGATTTCCTCTAGAGGGGTAGGTTCTTTAGAAAGAGAAAATGGTCAAAATATGGTACAAGATGATTTTGAATTGATATGTTTTGACTTAGTATCGTCCCCTTCTACACCAGGAGCTTACTTATTTAAGAATATGGAAGATAAAGAACTTTACGACGAATCACTTACTCATGAAAAAGATAAAAGTGAACTCACCAGTAACGCATTAAGTGGTTCATTAAATCTGATGAATAAATTAGATAATTTTTTATCCGGATACTAAAATTAGTTTTTCTTTCATATTTCATCAATAATAGGAATTTTTTCCCACCTTCATTATATTTATTAACAACAATAATAATAAAAAGCGCTAATAAGAAATTAATATGACAGATAATAAATCAGTCTTAGAACAAGCTTTGTTAGAAGCACAACAGCTAGAAGATGCTGTTAAATCTAATGCAAAAGGAATACTTGCTGCAACTATGAAGCAAGAAATCGAAGAATTAGTTAAAGAATCTCTTACTGAACAGGTGGATGAAGATGACTTCGTGGAAGATGACGAAGAAATTGAATTTGCTGATGGTGAGGATTTTGAGGACGAAGAATATGAAGACCTAGAAAATGAGGTAAACGTAAGTGAATTACCTGACGAAGAAGAAGCAATGGTATCCATAGATTTGGATGCGGATGAACCACTCGACCTAACTGCTGCGTCCGATGAGGAAGTATTGAAAGTTTTCAAATCAATGGGAAGTGAAGACGGAATTGTTGTAACGCAAGACGGGGATATGATTGATATAGAAGACCAGGAAGCTGGTACTCAATATAAAATCGAATTGGCCGAGAATAAACTTAGAGGTTTCCCAAAATTAATTAATGAGGGATACCCAAAGTCTGAAGAACAACACGAAGAAGTTATCGAAGATGGTTCAGACGACATAGAAATGCTAGAAAATATGGAAGACTACTCTGATGAACCAATGTATGAAATAGAACTTGGTGACGAAGAAATCGAAGCTACAGTTGAAGAACTGGATGAAGAAGGTTATAACGCTCGTTTACATCAGTCTATCGGAAGTAGAGATGGTAAAGAAAGTAATTTCATACAATCTCTATTAGATAGAAGTGATGAAAGTAAGGGTGAAGAAGAACATTTAGGACATCCAAGATTCTCTGGTAACAAGCATAGCCGACAAGAGATACCAGAAGGTGGTATGTTTAAAGGTGACCAAGGTGGTCATGATTACCCTCACTTCCACGATACTGACCCAGGTTATGTACACAAAAGAAGAGGAGATGGTCACGGTAGGGAAGGTGGAGTAGACTTCGGTTCAAAAGGACTAAGTCAACAAACTAGACATCACCATCATGATGAAGAAATGGAAGAAGCATCAAGAACGTATGGTTTTGGTTCCAAAAAAGGTAGAGGTTTAAGAAAAGCTATCACCAACAACAGAAATCTAGAATTTCCTATGAATGAATCAACGAAGAGACATCTTAATAATGTCATAAGAACTGCAAAACAGTTGCAAGAAGAAAATCAGACTTATCGAGAGAAAAATAAAGAATATAGACAAGCGCTTAGATTGTTTAGGGAAAAACTCAATGAAGTGGCAGTATTTAACGCAAATTTAGCTTATTCAACTAAGTTATTTACGGAAAACACTACTACTAAAAAAGAGAAAATCAATATTCTTAGACGTTTTGATAACGCACAAACTCTCAACGAAAGTAAAAACTTATTTCAAAACATTAAACAGGAACTTGGTTCTAAAGTTAATAAATTGAATGAGTCGGTTCAAAAAACCATTACTAAAACTCCATCAGGAGGGTCATCAATTAATTTAATTGAGACTAAAACTTATGAAAATCCACAAATCGCAAGAATGAAGGATATCATGAGTAAATTATAATTAAATAAACGCTTACAAAAAAAAAATATAAAATAAAATGGGAGCATTATTAGAATCAGGTATGGTCGGAAACATTGGGTTAAAACACCTAAAAGTTATCCGCGAAGATACTATTGGAAAATGGAATAAGCTTGGGTTCCTTAACGGATTAAATGGGCATACGAAAGAAAACGTTGCACAGTTATTCGAAAACCAAGCAACACACTTAATTAACGAGGCTACGTCATCTGACGCTTCAGGTTCGTTTGAAACAGTTGTTTTCCCAATCATTAGGAGAGTATTCTCTAAATTATTGGCAAACGATATCGTTTCTGTACAAGCTATGAACTTACCAATTGGTAAATTGTTCTACTTTGTACCTAAAATTTCTAACAGAGTTAGTGGAGTAGACGGTAAAGCTGGTGTAACAGGATTAGAAGGTCATTCAAACCCAATCGGTTCAGGATTAGGTAATGATACTACTACTTTTGACCCAGTTGACCTTTATGACGCTTACTATGAGAATGGAAGAGATGGTTTATATGACCGTTCAAAAGGGGCTTATTCAGCTGTAACGAGACCAACAACTGCCCAAGTATGGAATGTTAGTGGTACTTCTTTCGAAGACTCTACAAGTGTTGCCGCAGCAAGTGCAGCTTACACAGGGTGTACTGATGGTGGTATTAGAAGTGTAATTGTTAAATTACAAGGATTTTCTACTGCAGGTGCTGGTAAATTAATCGGTCCTTCAGGTAATGAAATGGATACTGAAGAGTTTTTAGCTTCATTAGAATTCTATTCTAACCAGAATATAGCATGTTGTGCAAATTCAGCTAAAACTTATATTACAACTAGTACTAAAATACCATTTAGAGTAGTAACTCAAAAATATGGTCAAGGTATAGTTCAGTATGGTTCTACTGGAACTGCAGCATTCCCAGGTGGTGGATATGAAGATATCTGTGATACAGATGGTACAATTTGGATTGATTTAGATTTATCTTGTCCAGCATGTATCGATTGTAATTCACCTGACGGTTACATGGGAGCTTATTATAACGGGTTCTTAATGCCAGAGTTCGATTTCGAAGCTCACTATAGAATCTACCAAGATTTAGAATTCGAAACTGAATTGGCTGAAGTTTCTTTCGACTTAGATGCAGTTACTGTATCAGTTACAGAAAGAAAATTAAGAGCTCAATGGTCACCAGAACTAGCACAAGACGTTAGTGCATTCCATAACATTGACGCTGAAGCTGAATTAACAGCTTTATTATCTGAAGAGATAGCAGCTGAAATCGATAGAGAAATCTTGAGAGACCTTAGAAAAGGTGCAGCATGGCAGTTAAGATGGGATTACAACGGATGGAAGAGATTCACCGCTGGTCAAGCACCATACACTCAAAAAGACTGGAATCAAACATTGATTACTGCGATTAACCAAATCTCAGCTCAGATTCATAAGTCTACATTAAGAGGTGGAGCTAACTGGATTGTATGTTCTTCTGAAGTTTCAGCAATCTTTGACGATTTAGAATACTTCCACGTATCTAACGCGTCTCCAGAGCAAGACCAATATAACATGGGTATCGAGAAAGTAGGTTCACTTTCTGGTCGTTACACAGTATATAGAGACCCTTACTTCCCAGCAAACAAATGTTTGTTAGGTCACAAAGGAACATCTCTACTTGATACTGGTTATGTATACGCACCATATGTACCACTTCAACTTACACCGACAATGTATAACCCATTCAACTTCGCCCCTATCAAAGGTATTATGACCAGATACGCGAAGAAGATGGTTAATAACAGATTCTATGGAATGATTACTGTAGATGGTGTTAGAACTTTCGATATCAGAGAGTTAAGATAATAAGTAGTCAAATACTTTATCATAAAAAAACCCCTCAAATGAGGGGTTTTTTGTTTGCTATAAAACTATATTTTATTATATCCACACGTTTAAGGTGGAATATGTCCACCATGCTTTTACAGACCATTGAAATTTAGATGTGTGGGTGGTGGAAACTGCACCATACTTAGTTTTATTACATAATAAAGTTTCACGGTGGCTAGGTGAATTAATCCATTGTTTAAGGATTTTATCACTTTGTTCCTCATCCCCTTCTTCATTATATCTATCAGTTACAGCACAGTTTTCTCTAGTTATGTACCAATAAACATCGTGTTGGATTAATCTATTGCCTCCAGTGTAAGTATCTTCATTACCTTCTTCATAATGAGTACAATCCCCTAACTTCATTAAATAAACATTATGTCCGTGTGAAGCTTCCCATACATTTTGGTCCCACACCCATGACTCTAAACCTTTAGAGTTTCTATATATATTTATTTTTTTAAATAAAAGTGAATCAAGAGAAGTTTGAGCGAGAACCCAAAAATTGATTAGGAGTAATCCGAAGAGTAGTGAATATTTTTTCATGGGCATAAGGTTTTTAAATTATTATACTACAACTATAATAAAAAAATATTACATTACCAAATTAAATGAAAGAAAATATTATTGTCGGTAATCCGCTGGTGGGTTACCAAAGTAATTTGCTTGATTAACTACTTGGAATTTAAGGTTCTGATAATAGGTATTTACCTCTAAATCAGAAACCGCTTTTATATCCAAGTAATATTCGTTAGGTATCATATCGCCCGTATCAACTAAAAAATAATTTTGGTTATTTGCTCTACTTATATTTGTCCAGGGATGTGTCTCTACTTCTGTTGTACCTTGTTTTACATACATTCGATAAGAGATGTTAGAGATAGGTTGGGGTACCTCAGTTGAGTATTCCTTACGTGCCGACACAATAACTTTTCTTATGTCTCCATTAACTATCTTCTCATCTCTCTTTATTCCATACACAGAAAAACCATAATGTTTAGGGAGACCCACATGTGTCCCAATCTCAAAGTATTGAGAATTATCTTTTAAAGTGAACTTATTAGTGACATTTGACTGACAATTACCATCTATAACTAACCCCGACCACCTATCAGTAAAAATACAAGGTGTAGAATAGGTATCACAGGGTATTGAAAAACATACACAATATACACCTTTAGTCACTTGTGAGGCTTGTAAAGTATATAATAAGTCACCCGAACTATTATATATAGTAACGGTAGGTAAAGTATCTAAATTAGTTGGAACACCTCCCGCATTGACGTATAGGTATAAACAATTAGTTTTACCTTCATAGAAGAAATTCCTAGCATCGTCTATATAATCATCATAATTAGTTTCTAAATAAGGTTCATAAAATGTTTGGGTGTACTTNGTAAAAAAACCTGTNGAATAACTTTCNGTTAGTCCTGTTAGAGCTTCTAATTCTTTAACATAAGCAATTGCGTATCCCACCGTTGTATATCCTGTACCACCAGTTAATATAGCATTAATTTCACTTGTCATGTTAAATTCTACATTCTCATTACCATTATCAAAGGANTGTACATCTATAATAGTGGGGGTACACGTCGTGAAACCGTACCAATCATATGNACCCTCAGCACACCATTTACTTAAAGTACTTTCATAATACCAATTACTTGGTCGTGTCGAATAAGATTTGTCTTCTAACCCAGGCCAATCACTGCCACTATCAGTATAGTCATAACCTACTCCCTCTGACCAAGTTGTAGCACTAGTAGACCCACTTAATTTAATTAAAACTAAATCAAATGAAGTTGCTCTTCTATTTCCTTTTGCGGTTGTAGTGTTAAGTAATTCCTTATCGAATGTAGAAGTATTGACCATTCGGAGAGTGTGGGTAGCTGCACTATTTAAACATCCCCCAGATAAGTTGATAGTTTGGTCTTTATATTTTTGTATTAAATCATTTAAGTTTAAATCAAATATAAATCTACTAAAATTATTATTTATCCGTTGGCTAGTATAGCCTGTCATATATACTCCATCATCGTCTATACATCCATCCAGAGGGTCATTCGTTTCTACACATACATATCTAGAACTACCACCACCATAGAAAATCTCAGTAACTGGATTTTTAGCTGTATTAACCTCACTATTAGATATGAGTGTATTGTTTTTACTAAAATATGACTTATGTATACTCATTATTCTCTTTAATAATAAATATCTAGTTAATTCTTATATTCTCATTAAGAAAACTCTTACTATCAAAGAGGTCTCTAATTTCTTTCATCACTTCAGGGTTCTTCTTTGACCCTTTTTGACTAGTTCCTGCATTTCCGTGTTCATGAGTTTCTAAAAACACCACTATTTTCTCTAAAAGTTTGACTAACTGGTCCCCTCTCACTAATGGTTCAGTCTCATTTTTATTCATTTTAATTAGACTTTCTTGGTCAATACCTACATTTTGACCACTTTCTGGTGTATTAGAATTTACATTATTAGGATTGTCTGCATTTTTCCCCGGAATAGAACTATCATATGAATAGAGTAATATTTTATTACTCATAGCATTTATAACCCCCTGTCTCTTACCATCGTCTTCTACTTTAGCAGCAATTGTTACTTCTGTTTCTTTAGGTTGGGGTTGTGGTTCATCTCTATTTACTAAAAATCCCGAACCAAATTTTGAATCAACACCTCTTATTTTAATTTTATTAAGGATATCGGTACTAATTCTTTTTTTCTCATCTTCACCTCTAGTTGAGTAATTAAAGAGTTTATACGAAGGTCTAAAATAAAATGGATATAAATCTAAAACTTGGTTAGTTGGTGGTGGTTCTCCCACATCTCCAGTAGTGATAAAAGGACCACTCTTTTGGTACCACGGGGATTGTAACGATTGACCCCCTTCTTCTGCGGGAGGAGATAACAGACTTTGGCTTTCTAACCCACCAGTTTCTACTAAGAATCTATTAATTAGATAAGTAGCACCACTAATAGACTGATTACCAAACTTTAAGGTAGCCACTGTTTTATCGGGGGTGGGGTTACCGTTAGGGTTAAATGGGGTATTTACTTCTAGGTCTTCAGTAGTAGGTCCTTTATTACCCACCCATTCGGTACCATCAGGAGCAACTTGATAGAGATTTATTTCTCCCGTTAAGTTAGATTCTAACCATGCGGGGCTATCTTCTCCATACACATCATATTCTACCAGATATTTTATTTTTTCTACTACTTTCTCAACATTTTTAACTATTTTATCTTTTAACGATATCGCTGTAGAGTAGTTTGTGAGTTGTAATGTAGTTACTTGTGGGTTGTTAGTGGGGAAATCAGGTTCTTTTTTATTAGGTATAAATTTTCCTGCTCGGATTACTACTTCACCACTTTCATTTTTTTGACCCGATAAAATAATATCATTATTATTTCTCCCTTCTATAGCAATATGGTTAGGGGAAGGAAATACTTTTGATGATGAATCAGATTGTGTGATATTTTTAGGTCCTTTTACTCTAGTACCTTTACTAGTCCCTTTTCTTCCAGTTGCGTAATTTTGATAATCTAATTGTTGGGGAGCACTAATTAAGGGACCGATGTAGAATTTATTTTCAAAATAATTTGATGAATTTGCAAGTATTACTTGAATGGATTCATCTGGTTTAGGTATTTGGTTAATAAAGAGGGGTAACATTGGGTAGGTTACGTAAGGGTCCAACTCAGTCCAATAAATATGAGTATTTAACGACAATTCTTTTTCAGACTCACTAGTCCATGATATGCCTTGTTCTTCTAAAATTTTAGTATAGGTAGATTCAGCACATTCAGAATAAGTGTCTTGGGGACAATTAATGTCCATAATCGCTCTTATCCTCCCTGCACGTGCAGGGTCCTCATTAGAAAGACAAACACCAAAATGAAATACTTTATTATTCTCCCCCACCATTACCTACTCGGTTTTTATATTCTTCATATAGTTTATTGTAGTCGGCTTCTACCGCATCAATTTGATATGTAATTTCTATTACCCTTTCTTTATCACTCTCAAACCTTTCTTTTAAAAAGTTTAAAGCTTTAAATAAATCTACATTAGACGCGTTTTTATAATCTTCTATTGTTTCTTTTAAACTCATAATTTTTTAATTTAAAGTGGTATACCCACCCCACTTCCTCGTTCAGTAACTCCTGGGCCTGCCGCAGTTTGTACATTTTGTGGGTAAGTAACTATTTTAGTTTTACCATTTTCTAATCTTTCTTTTTCCACTCCTTTTATCATACTAAATGCCATAACGACATTTTCATTAGGAGACCCATCTGGATGCGGTTCAGTATTTATTCCCGATTTTTGGAAATTTTCTAAAACATTTTGAAAAGCTCTCACATCACTGAATCCTGGTCTTGCTTCAGCAGCAAAAACTAGATTGTTTGGTATATTAACTGGTGGTATAGGAGGAATTTTAATATATTTTAATAAAGTATCTAAAATACTCCTACAATCTCCCAGATTATCTAAAGAATCCACAGCAGCCAGTAAAGTCTGTATTAATGAATTAATTATCGCTAATTGTTTAAAGTGTTTTTCTTTAATGACTTCTTGAAGAATATCCTTAACTAATTTTATTATATATTTTTTAATCTCTTGCCAAATAAATTCCAAGATTAAATCTTTTAACCTTTTAACTATCTTCGAGATTAACCTAAAAAACTTTTTGACTAAATCCATTATATCTAAATTTTCTAAAAATTCACCTATCGCGGTTAATGCAATTGCAAAACCAAGAATAACTTTTGGGGTTAGAATTAAACTTATTAAGACTATGGGTAATTTTTTTAGAATGTTTAAATCAAAATCTGCTTGTAATGCAGGTAATTTAAAAGAAAGACCTGTGGACCCATCTACAGTCATTCCTTGTACCGCCGCTTCCATCGCAGCATTAATTTGCATTCCTTCTAAAGCGGGGTTACCTTCACTGAGTAATGAATCGATAAGTTCATTTAATTCATCCATATCCACCTTACCTTCGATATCATTACACGTTACAAATTTAATTAATCCTTTTAATTTTAAATTAGTTTCTTCTTCTATCGTTCTTAAGTCTTGTGGGCCAAAATCCCAGAATTTACTATTTTCACCAGGTATGTCTTCCGATAAATGACCAATTCCTGAAGAGGTTATCGGAGCCCCTGTTGACCCATCCCCATCATCATCACATAATGCTAATAATTTATTAATTATATTACCAAATTTCCCATTTAATTCTACTTCTTTTCCACTTAAGTCTGCTTGGACACTTAGGAATCCAGACAATGAATCTAATAATACACCTATAAAATTTTGCCCTTCAAATATTTTAATAGAGTCATAATAGTCTCTCAAAAACTCTACAAGTTTTCTATCATTCTGTGGTACTGTTTCATTATCATTAAAACTATTATCATACCCTACAGGTCTTATTATATAATTTTCCCCCCCGTCATATTCTACAGTAAATAATCTTTGACCAGACCCACCCATGTAATCTTGTTGAAGGGTAGGATTACCTAACCTCTCAAATAATTCTTTATTTGTAGAGTATGGTAATTGGCCTGGACTAGGGTCTAGTTTTTCATATGTAGCTTTACCTACATTACTACTTGGAGAATTCTTGAGTAAACTAAACGGGTCAACACTTTTAACTGGAATAGTCATCATGTTTGCGTCTGTTACGGCAACATTCCCCACAGTAGAATCAGCAGAAGGAATTACAAAATTTATATTACAATTAATAAATTTAACTAGTTCTTCGAACACAATTTCTTTACATTCATCTCCTAGAGCTCCTGTTTCCTTACCTAATTTTTCCCTTAAAGACGTTATAGCTTCATTACCACCTAAGGTTTTAATTAGGTCTAAGAAGTAGGTTAACATATTACTTCCTTCTTCTTGGACACTATCCATTGAGTTCATTAAGCTATCGGTATTATTTTTTTCTTTTAATGAATCTATCGCATCATTAGTGTTTTGGAGATTTTGAATCCCCTCTAAACCCTTTAACTTACTATCAGAAATATCCTGTGCCATTACATTTTATATTCGTCTTTTTTATCATCCTCATTTTTTTTATTTAAAAGTAAATTTAAGGATTCACGGTCATCGAGAGATAGGGTACCTAGAGAGTCTCTATCACCTATTTGTTTTTGAACTAAGGTACTTTGTATTTTAGCGAGCTGAATTTTTTTCTCTAAAGCAGAGTCTATTACTTTCTGTTGTTCTTTAATAACGGGACCCAATTGTTGTAAATCGTCCGCTCCTTGCATAAAACTTAACATTTTATTTTGAATACGAATAGCTGTGGTTCTTTGTTCTACACATTCATTGTAAATTTCTTGTAAGAGTGCTAGTACACTTTCATTACTGAGTTGTATATCTTTTTTTTTCGGTCTAGGCATAATACATTATTTTATATTAAATAAATACCACTAATGATGAAAGCCTATTCTCCGAAATCGTCTACAACACCTTTATAAATTATTTTGAATTTTTTTAAAGAATTACGTATTTCTTTGGTGGACAGGTTAGTCATCTCTCTTAAATTGAGTAAAACTAAGTTTTTATTAAACTTATTACCCTCACCATGAATGAATATTTCATCATAGTTACTGAAAACTTCTATCAAAGCAGAACCTACTTTAATTTCATTTTCATTTAAATGGGTTACCGACATAAATTCTTCTATTTTATCTATTAAGTCTATAAAAAACTTGGAATGGTCAGTGGGTGTCCCATCTTCCCCAATATAATATATCTGGTCTTCTCTGGTTTCTAAAGAAGAGGATATGTCTTCATAGGAAATATTACGATTTTGGTGCTTTTGGTCTTTTATGATTTGACCCATTAAGTAGTTTTTACAAATTGTACCAAAATAAGAGTAAGCTTTTTTCCCTTTAGCTGGTTTAAATTTATCTGCTTTAGTTATTAAAAAAGATAATACATCGGCATGGATGTCTCTAAATTCTTCTCCTTTACGATATAGTTTATATCTTCTAATGATACTATCTATCATTTTATTTAAAGGGGCATATAGATATTCGGTATAGATTTGATTACGTTCAGTTAAGGTAGAAGCGGTTAAAAACATGCGAACCGCAGCTTCCTGCGGTTCACCGAAATACATCGTAGTTTTTGATTTAGGTCGAGGCACTATATAGTTTCTGGTTCATACTTTATCCCTCTATCGGTAGTGAAAAAATATTCTTTTTTTGCGGACTCAATCCAAAAACCAGCTTCTTCCGAACTAATTTTTTTATTATCATCATATCTATAATCCCAAAATAATGAACCACTTCTCATATTAGTATGTTTATAACCTACTTTAGGGATAGTGAATATTTTTATATCATTATATGTAGCTCTTAAAAGTAATTCATAAACAAATGTAAGTTTCATGGAGGGTTTGAATCCACCAATCTCATCGTATTTCTCTTTATTTATTACTAATCCACTGGTTTGGAAATTGGGGTATCTTAAGAGACAAGCATTATCTAAATAACCCATTTTATCACTAAAATTCATTGCCCAAACTGCTTCATTAGTAAAATTAATAAATTCTCCTTCTTCGGTTACATCTACAACTAGAGGTAAGAAAATATCTACATCTTTATAATAAGCAGAATATTTTTCTACATTATTAAACCAGATATTAGAATATTCATCATCATATTCTAAAATCGAAAACCATTTAGTTTTTACTTTCGATGCTCCGAAGTTTACTTGACTCATATAATCTATTTCTCCAGGATTTTCTATTATTTCTACAGTCAAGTTGTCGAAATCAAAATTTTCTAAATAATTTTTTAATTTATCGTCTTTAGACCTTACAATCAATATATTAGAAGGTACTGAAGTTTGTGTTTTTAGACTCTTAATGCAATTACTGAAGTAATCGTTAAATTTTTCGTCTGTTTTATGTGTTGGTATAATTACTGTTATGTTTTCCATTTTATTTTTCTTCTTTTAACGCGAATTTATTTAAAGCGGTTTCTAATTCTTTTATTTTTTCTTCTTCCAGAGTCCCAAAAAACTCCAAGGTTTGTTTGGTGGTATTTTCCAAACTATACGGTTCAATTGTTTTTCCCATTTCTTCTATTAATTGTTCAGGTAAGGAATCCTCCAACCAAGTTTTAATATATGCTTGAATAATATCTACTATCTGAGTGGGTTCATAGGTCCAAAACCCATTTTCTTCTTTTAACCAAATAGGTTTAAGATTAGGTATTTTACCAATTACAGGAATTCCTGTTTTCATACATTCTAATGGAAAAGTCCCNAAACTAGAAATGTCATCTACCCAGACCCCAACACACATTTCATTAAGTGTATTAGCGAAAAATTCAATTGACATTCCTCTCATATCTCTAAATGTTATCCATTTAAATTGTGGATATTTAGCGTAAAATGTTTTTACGATTTTCATCGTATCTCTAGGGTCTCTGGTATGAATACCAATGATTGGTTGTCCTGGAAGTTCTTCATTTTTAAATTTAGATGAAATATTGGGTGTAATTATCGAAACATTCATTTGGGGAAAAACACTATTAATATATTCTTTAGTAGTTTCTGAAGTAGTAATAGCGTAAGTATACCCATAATTTATCCATTGGACACCAGGTTGTAACATTTCAAAGATATAATCATATGATTGACATAGAACTATTTTAGTACATGCCATATCTTTAGTCTGTTCCATAACATGACCAAATAATTCAGGTACTACAAGAACATCTTCAGGACCTACTTTTAAGTCTCCACTTTCTACACATGCGTGTGGGAGCTCAGCGTATTCTTCACCTAACCAGTCTTCTATAGATAACCATTCTGGGTTACCTTCTTTAATTTTATAATCCGTTTTTTCATGTAGAATTAATGCGTCATATCCGTTTTCTCTTAATATTTTAACGAGTTCATAGATATAGGTAATGGAAGCTTTTGGATTACCTTTAGTATCTTGTGTAAGAAAATATAACTTACCAGATTTATTTTTCACTAAGTTTAAAGCTTCTTCTATTTTTTTAAAATTTTTGTCGTCTGCCATTTTTAATTTAATTAACTTCTTTTATTATTTTATATTCGATTAATGTATTTAGTGCCAATTTAAAGGGAAAAGTAGAATTATCAAGACTTTTATACCCCATCTTATCATCAATTTGTTCATCTCCTGAAAATATCACATCTAATAATACCCTCAATATTTCATATTTTGCTGCATTTATTGCAAATCCACCTACCTCATCCTCTTCTTTACTGGTGTCGATAGTAATTTGTTCAATTACTTTCTCCATATCTACAATCATTTTTACTCCCATAATTTCCGCTTGAAAATCTTTAAGCGAATTCGTTTCTTTCAATATGCTCATATTCAACTAAATCTTTAAAAGAAGACACATAAAGAATATTTTTATCATCTTTAGGGGAATCTTCTTGGTTTATTTTTATATATCTAGTGTTGTTATTATTTTTAATAATATTTTCATTATTACTAATTATAATATTTGCTTTTTCATTCACCGTGTCAAAGTCTTTTAATGGAAAAAANGATATATTATCAATTAATATCCCCATCCTCGCTAAAAACATAAGAGTAGCGGGTTTAGATTTCTCTATTTCATTAGAAAAAATAAATATATTATATTCGTCTCTATATTTTTTATAAAACTCATTCACCATAAAGGTCACTCCTTCATCCGATTCTCCAGAGTACCCAAAAATTCTCATGGGAGCTTCTATGTACATAAATTCAATTAGTTCTTCAGAAGTCTCTATTCCTAGATAATCTTGTAGGTTTTCACCTCTATATTCTTCTTTAAATTCTTTTTCGGGATTATCGGCTTTATAAACCTGAATAGTCTTGCTTTTAACATCACGAATCACACCATCCAATTCTATATATATGTTCTTTTTCATTAATTAAATTTAGGTTAATTTGAATAGGAGTAAACGATTAACAGATTTAATAACCTGTTAATAATGTCAATACTTCATCTATGGCTTCATGCCTATGGTTATCTTCTAATACTGTTTTAAACACATAATTAGAATTCACTAATTTAGACATATCGACTATGGCGGAATAGTTTTTATCCTTTAAATCAATTTGTTGGTTATCTCCACAAAATATCATGGTAGAATTTTTACCTAATCTTCCTAAAGCCATATTTAACTGAGACTTAGTTAAATTTTGGAATTCGTCTACTATAACCACCGAGTTTTCAAAGGTCCTCCCTCGAAAATGAGCTAATGAAACCAGTTCTATAGATTCATCTTCTTCTAACTTTGCAAGAATTTGGGGCTTGTTATACACTTTTCTCATATTACTTCTAATGGGAACTAACCAGGGTTCCATTTTTTCTTTTTCGGAACCAGGTAAAAATCCATTATCTTCCGTAGATACGGTAGGTCGTGTTATTATAATCTTATTAACCGTTCTTTTGAAAAACATATCTAAGGCTGTTTGACAAGCTAATAATGTTTTACCACTTCCCGCTTTTCCCACAATAAAGTTAAATGGGTGGGTTAATATCGCGGCTTTTGATTTTTTTTGTTCAGGAGATAAGGTTATAGAAAATTTTACTGCTCCTTTAGGTGGTATCTTATCAATATTTTGTTTTGCCATTCTACGTTATTTAATAACTTATTTCTTGTTTTACACTATATATTTGCATCCAATGGTCTACCATTTCTTCCATCAGTGATTTAAAAGTATATTTAGGTTTCCACCCTAATTCCGTTCTAATCTTTGTAGAATCACCCTTTAAATAAGGTAATTCTTCAGGTCTCATATATTTAGGATTTTGGACTACATAATCTTTATAATCTAAATCTAAATATTTAAATACAATATTACACATTTCTCTAACAGAGTGAGTTTCCATAGTAGAAACTACCCAATCACCAGGTTCATCTTGTTGAACCATAAGATGCATTGCTCTTACATAATCATAGGAATGTCCCCAATCCCTATAGGAATCCATATTACCTAGTTCTAACTTATCTTGTAACCCTAATTTAATTCTTACAGCAGCTTTAACAACTTTATTGGTAACAAAATTTGAACCTCTTCTTGGTGATTCATGATTAAACAAAATACCATTGCTTGCGTGTAATTTATAAGCTCGTCTATAATTTCTTACTATATTATATCCAAATACTTTCGAACATCCATAAGGTGATACAGGATTCATTACCGTTGTTTCTCGTTGGAACCCATCATCCTCTACAGTTAGTCCAAACATTTCTGAAGAACTAGCTTGATAAAATTTAGAGTTAGGACAACTTCTTCTATATGCTTCTAATATGTTTAACACACCTAAAGCGTTAGTTTGTACAGTAAACTGAGGTACGTCAAAACTAATTCTCACATGTGATTGTGCAGCTATGTTATATATTTCATCTGGTTGGATTTCATCTAAAAGTCTCTCCAAACTTCCTTGGTCTAATAAATCTCCATAATAAGTTTCTATTTTACCTTCTAAATGGGTTAGTCGGGTGTCTTGATGTTCTGGGGTAGAATTTCTTCTTACAATCCCATGAACCTCATACCCAAGTTCTACAAGGTATTCGGCGAGGTAACTCCCATCTTGTCCCCCTATACCTGTGATAAATGCTTTTTTCATATTTTTTATTTTTATTAATCTTTATACATATTGTATGGGGTGGCCAGGTCTCAACTGGGTACCAATCGGTGTTAAATTTTTTAAAATAATTACATCTTTTTCATCTCTACAATAAAAAGTGTCCGCCCCAACTACTTTACCTTTATGGTAACCGTACTTAGTAGTATAGTTATGAATTTCGGTAGGTACAACAGAATGTTCTAAAATTAACAAACGTGGATTCCATTTACCTAAATCTAAACCTTCAAACACGTAGGGTTCTGAGCCATCCACATCTATAGTTATTAACTCTATCTGTTCAAAATCATCTTTATGTTTTTCTAATAACGTATCTATTTTTTTCATTGGCACAGTAATTTTCCCATTAACTGCACCATCAATCTCACTTTTATTTCTATTTCCATAATACTTCCCATACCCATTAAAATTAATGTTAGGGTTTAAAGTAGAAAGGGATGATAGATAATTTGCGTAGAAAGTTGTATTATCCTTATCTTCATTACCAGCTGCAACACCATAACAATGACAATTAGGTCGATTTTTAATTAGCATAGGGTAATAGGTCGGGTGTGCTTCCACACAAATACCTTTCCACCCTAACTGTTCTAAGAGATAAGTGTTACTATAATGTATCCCATCTATACTACCCACATCTACTAAAAATCCATTTTTAATATTTTTTTTATTAAAAAATTGTGAAATTATGGAGTCTTGTCCACCTTGGGAGTAATAATTTTTTTCATTTTTCATAATATGGTTTAATTAAGTTTTCTTTTATTAGTATAATCACCAAAGTCCCTTTCGTAAATAGTTCTCCCCCCATCAGGTGATTCGTATATTTTTTTAGTGGGGTCTATCTCTAAAGTTTTTTTATTGTCTTTTATTAGGATAACAGACATTCCTTTATTTTTTATAAATTCTGAATGTATTAGTTCAAAACTATTTGATTCTTTTAGTAGAGAACAAGGCATCATAGGTTCTCCATGACTATAACTTACCATGTCCCATAATTGATATTTCATTATTTAAAAATTTTCATTTGTGTTAGGTTTGGCCAATCTGTAACTACCCATTTCCTAGGTTTATCTTTAATAGCTTGTGGTAATTTAGAAAGTCCCATTTGTGCAGTTTCTGGGGTCATATAGTAATGGTAGCCTAGAGTATCGATATCTTGGTCTCTCCAAGGAATGTTGGGAAGTCTACCATCATAAGACATTTTTTTAAGGTGGTCTGCGGCTTCTTTATTGTCAGTTAGAATCATCCCTCCACGACCTAATGATAAATGTTTTTGAAATTGAAAACTTAAACACATAAATGTCCCTGGAATATAACTGTCTTTTTTCCACAATACAGCAGCATCAATTATATCGTTGGTAAGATAATAATAATCTTTCCATTCTATATCTTTCCATACTAAGTTTATACCTAATTTTTTTGCTAAAAAAGGTATTGAAATATATGTTCTATGAGGAACACTTATTACTTTATCATTATTTCTTCTGAGACATAATTCAACCCCATGTGTGCAACAATCTACAGCTACAGCATAGGGGGAACCATAAAATTCCTTTATTTTATTTTCAAACTCTTTTATTTTATTAAAGCTCATATTTTATTGCCTCCATATTTAAACTTATCAATGTTCCACTTTCTTTATCCATATGAGGGATATATGCTTGTGAATGGTCATCATTATCTACATGTACTGCATAATTTCTCCAGTCATATTTTTTAATTTCTTTAAAACCTATTAATTTTAACTGGGATTGTAAACTATTAAAATCATAAGTTGTTTTATGATAGATATTCTTACACCCCATTTCCATTTTACCATATAATGGTCCCAGAAATTCTTCTAATAACATCCCTTTATTAAGGTATAATTCTACCATGGATTGAAAATCGGGGACAGCAACTCTTAGTCTACCACCAGGTTTGAGTACTCTGTGCCATTCATTGAGAACAGTTGTACCCTCTTTTCTATCAAAGTATTCTAAAACATGAGAAGCATAGATTAAATCTACTGTATTATCTTCATAGGGCAATTCGAGTATCGAATGACTATCTAAATGGGGATAGTCCCCACCATCTACATGGTCCCAGTCAGAACCAAAATCTCTCCAACCACAACCCATATTAATTTTTATCATACTTTTATACTTTCTTTATCATATGAAAATAACTCAAAATCTTTTTTATATTTTTCATATACTAATTGTTTATTTTCTTCATCATAATAATCCATTAAATCATATTTTCCACTACCATTAATACTATATTTTTTATTAAAATTAATAGTTCCCAAAGTAAATTTATTAAAAACCTCTAATAGGTCTTCTTCTAAAGATTCACACCTAATTATTTTATCGTAGAAACTAATATCTCCGTCTATTGAACATAAAGTGGAGGTGGGTAAAGAAACATCCCACGCGTAATTGTCAAGTAATTGTAAATCATTAAAAGATTTATTAATAAATTGTTTAAAGCCTTCTTTTTTATCATTTTTATTGGTTATCCACTTTAATCTATTAGTTCTATCTAAAGGAGATTTAACCATTAACCATCTGTAAATAGATACACATCTAGCATATGGATTACGAACTGAGGTTATTTTTATAGGGTATGTGTCTTTCCAGAGTTTTAAGTTATTTTTTCTATCATCAAATTGGGATTTGGAATAGGATATTTCTTGTGGTGTGACATGTACGTTCCCCACCACCCTACTACGTAAAATATCAGCAATAAATTCAGAACCAGTTTTAGAATTTTTTATGTATAAAATTTTCTTTTCCATTATGTTTTATCTATTAAAAGTGTAAGTTATTTTATGGTGTGTTCACGTATCTAGTTTAAACTTTAACTAACATCTTTAATTCTTCTGTTGGAAGAGGTCTAGAACCCCGTGGACTATACCAATTACTAAAAAAACTTTGGTCTTCTACACTGAAAGTTTTAAATTTTCCATTATTTAATTCTTTACGAACAAATATCATATTACAAATAGTCATCCCTACAAGTTCGTATCCTTTTTGTTTAGCTAATTTTTCCATTGCCGGAGCACTACCTCCAAAATATTGCGTTTGGTGAAACCTAAAGTTAGGGTCGTAGGTAATCGTCACCGGTTTATCAAATCTATTATTATATTCAATAAGAACTACTTTAGGGGTATATTTTTTTAATGAATCCCACACCCAGTAATCGTTTCCATCAATATCTAAACTAAGAAAATCGAAATCGGTAGGAGTGTTATACATATCAAATATGTCATCTAGTTTTTCTTCAGGTTCACATGAAACAAACCCCGAATGCGACTCTATTTTATCCCACCATTTTTGTAAATTATTTTTTTGTGCGTTCACTTTAGTTTCATCACCCTCAATAAGCAACGCGGACCATCCCCGTTGTATTAGAGCGTATAAATTACTATATAATTTCCCATCCCAAGCACCAAGCTCTACACCATAACCATTTTTTATTTCCAAGGCTTCAAATAAGCCTTCTAATATACCGTCTTCACCATTTTGGCTAACAACATTATTTATTCCGAGTAATTTTTGTAAATTCATTTTATGTTATATTTTATATTTTATATTTTATTTAATAAATATCTTATCTAATTTTTGACCTTCATAGGGGCCTGTTTTATATTCATAGACAATGGTATCTTCTTCTAAAATTTCATACGTATGTCCTCCATAAAGAGTAAAACTTGCGTCCCCACTACCAAGGATAGGTTCAGCGATTAATGTATCATCTATATCATATAATTTACATCTTACACGACCTTTTATTACCACCCAAGATTCCTGAGCAATTTGAGAGGGATAATGTCTATCTTTTGTTATGTGTTTATGTGGTGGAAAAGTTTTATTTTTAGGCATTCTTAAAGTTGCACATTGTATAAAATTTTCTTCAGGAACCACATCTTCTCTACCTTCTATTTCTGCAAGGCGATTTATTATATGTAATAATTTATTGGGTTCTATTTTAGAATATATTTTTTCCATTATTAATTAAATTAATTTTTTAATGTGTGAGGGTAATATTCCTTTATCTTCCATTTCTTTTATGATATCGAGGTCAACATTATGTAACCTATATCTAAACAACCCATTTCCATCATTGAAGGTAGAAACCCCTTCGTTTCTAGGGGAAATTACTTTTTCTGTGTGATGTGTCCCGAGAACATCGTAACCATCATTTCTACTAATCCTATTCCCATAATGTTCCACATCCCAAGGGGTCATGTTAGGTTTTTGTAATATCCTTAACAAATATTCTTTGCTCCAGATAGAAAGGGGAAATGACGCTCTCCATTTTGTATTTTGACCCCTAACATAAATTTTTAAACCGTCCACTTCTTTATATAAAGAATGTGGTTGAATAACACCTTCTGACATGGTAGTAAAAACGTCTGTAAGGTCCACTCTTCCCACTTTGTCATGTAGTATGGTTTCTATTTTATTTATAGCTTCTACATCTGTTTGAGAAGTTAAAAAGTTATCCTCCATAGTGTATATGAAAAATTTTTCATCTAATTGCTCAAAGTATTGTTTTAAATCATCAGACCAAAATTTTGTACCTCTATCTTTACCCATACTGTAGAATGTAAAGTTGGGGGGCAGCTCAAAGGAGGGTTTTTTATACCCAATAATTTCCACTTCTTGGTGTGTAGACCAAAATTTGTTAAAAAGAAAACAATAAACTCTTAAAACGTCTTCATATTTATCTGAAGTAGATACAATTACTTTCATTATTTAATAATATTTTTAATAAACTTAAGGAATAAATCCCCATTAAACAAGTCTTTATTCTTAATTTTAGTAGACTGTAACATATGTAATTTTTTATCATCATCTTTAATTAACTCATTTAAGTGGTCATAAATTTCTTCTTTCTTATCAAAAGAGTGATAGTTTACAAAACTACTATCGTAAAAATCCTTCCCCACATTGGGGTCACCAAAATAAACAGGAATAGTATTAGATACAAACCCATCAGTTAACTTCTCTGTGGAATACCCCGCAGTAGAGGAATTTTCGAAAGAGATGACAAAATTATAATCTTTTATAAATTCTAATTTATCTTTAACATTAATATTCGTGTTGTTTAAACACCTCCCCACACAATCAATTTTAAATTTTTCCATTAATTCTTGTACCATAATATCTCTAAATTCTACACACGCACTTTGCATGTAAACAAAGTTTTTTTTCTGTATAGTTTTAGGTAAATTATTCTCTATTCTATCATATAAATCAAACCCAAATCTTCTTACATAACAAGGCATTCTATGATTACTACCCCCCATTCTTTCAAAAGATGTTATACTTCCATGAGAGTAATGGTCTACCTTCTCCCAACCCAACACCCCATCGAGTGCGGGATAACGGTGTAATAAAAAATTTTCTGGAGTGTAAAATATTTTAATTATATTTTTTTTCCCATATCTTTTATGGGTATTACCAAATACACTAAAAATTATTACATCTGGATTTGCATGTTGGTATTCTATTTCATAATGTTCTTGTAAGAATATCCCAAAAACGGGGTCGGTTACGGGGTTAAATCCAGGCCAAAAATCCACAAATTTTATTTTTATTTTATTCGAATACATAATTAAATAAGGTTATATCTTTTACATATATTTCTTTAACTATACTGATAGATTCTTTATCATAATAATCTTTGTAATGTCCTCTGGTGGAGGTATTGCTTTTGGGAATGTTCGGTATCACACCTATCTTTAATTTTTTAAATAGGTTAGTTAATTCTTCATTAAGATTTTCCATTTTTAGTACGGAATCTACCATTACCATATAATCATCATTTACAATATAAGGGTATTGGTTTTTCCATCCTGGATGTATAAATCGTTCTGGACTTTCTTTTAATAATTTAACACATTCTTTAAATGTTAATGAATTACATAAATCATAGTCTGGATGCTTAGTATGGTTATCTTTAGAATGCCAATAACTTTTATCCATTTTAGCAAATTCATACGAAGATACCACCCTATCCCAAGGATTTCTAACTATAGTAAACTTGTGATAAGGTCCATTAAATTTTGGGTGTGTACGCCAATCATAATGCCCATGAGGACTTAAAGATAACTTATTTATTAAAGATGTGCCCGCGTTCTTTGGGATGTGTATAAAGAGAATTTTGTATTTTTCCGAAACCGCCATTATAACATAACTTTAAGTAATGTATGGTCTGCTTTATTATCTACTAATATGGTGTCGTATTTTAATGTATTTAACCCTTCTTCTTTATGATAATTATTATCTGGGGTATCTCTAAAATCCCTCATTTTATTCCTATTATTTTCATAATTTGGGTGATGGGGTCCTGCAGGTCTATGAGGCAAAGATTTATATTTATTCATTCTTTTATCGACATTTAAACCTTCTTTTACACACCTTAATCTAAGGTCATCATCTTCACCACCCCAACCCCAATATTCGTTACTAAAACCGTTAACTTTTTTAAAATCAGTTTTATTAAACATTGTAACACCCCCAAATAATTCTTCATAATGGACACGCCATCCTAAGTAATCTAGTAATCGAGCTAGGTGAGTAGGACATCCTACATATTCATAATTAGCATCTTCAATGGGTAATAAATCTACATCATGAAAACAAAAATAATCACACCCATCCTTAAGAAAATCATACCCAACATTCATAAGTTTAGCTCTATTAAATGGTTTTTCATCATTTTGTTCTACTATCACTATTTTATGAGGGATTTTTTCTAAAAAGTCTTTCATGTAGGGAATAAATTCCTTCAGATGGGATTCCCTGTCCCTATATGGGACCACTATTCCTAATATTTTTTCCATTATTTAATTATTTTATAAGCAGGACGTAATTGACTATGTCCTAGATAGTTTATTTCTTTAAAATTAAAGGGGTTAAAGACATTATCATAAAATTCGGGAGTGTCTATTTGTGCGGCACCATTTCCTTCAAAGTATATACCTTCTTTAGTATTTTTCACTATGTAAGTGAAACTTTTATCTACATCTATAATTTCTTTAGTTCGATAAATTGCTTGATAAATTGTCCAGTCCCATTCTTTAACCACCTTTTCCACATCTTGTTCAAAAGACTCTAAATTAAAATCTATGGTGTTATTAACGATATCTAAACCTAAGATATCGGAAATTTTAGCTCCTGTATTTATTACACATTCTTGATAATCAAAGTTATATATTTTTTTAGCTCCATTAAAGTAAGCTTCTATTGCTGCTTGACCTAAATTACCTCCAAAATCCACCACCACTTTATCTTTAAGATTGGTAAAGTCGTATATCTCAGTATATCTGGGTTCTTGTACTCTTTGTCCACGAAGTCCTACTTCTCTAATTTGTTGGTATCGAGGGAACCAGGTACATGTAGAACCGAAAGCGTTTATAGCATCTTTATCCATTGGTCTTAAGTACTTATTTAAATCTAATCTCCTCACTATCACATAACAATCTAATTCTGTCTTACCCGCTTCTAATGCGGACATAACCCTATGCATCCCATCTACTTGGTATAGGAACTCTGGAACGTCACTAAACATATAATCTTTTAACACACCTGGATGTGTAAGGATAATCGGGGTGAACTCATCACCATTAGTGAAATTATCTTTATATTTGGAGTACTCTTTAAATAATGGGTTTTTTCTCCATGAATCCTTATCTTTAAAAGATATTTTAGCTGTAGTTTTTATTAAAGCTAATTTATTTAATTTTATGTTGGGTGTGACACTTCTGTTGAACTGTCTTTCTGCGATTATCCTGAACAAATCAAAAATAGTAATATCTTCATTTTTAAAGTAATCTTCTAAAATCCCTACTGCGGGTAATACATTAGATTTGATAGTTAAATCACATTCTAAATTAACATACTTTTCTAGATTATTAAATTGTTGTTGTTTTAAAACCGTATCAGGTTGGGAAAATAGGGTGTTATTGATTCTATACATTATTTAAATTAAATTTTTTTTCTTCTTTTATTATATTATAAAATTTGTCGGGTGCACCGCCCATCAAAGCTTGTTTACCATATGTCCACTCATTATAGTAATTAACAATTTTATCTATATTTTTAAAGTTAGGGGAAGCGGAAGAATTTGTCAACTTAACTTTAATATCTTTTCTCACATAACTCATATGGTGCATCTCAATCTCTTCTCGTGTAAAAATTTTACTTTTACCTGGTTCCATTCTTCGTGTTGGGTCAACTAATACGGGAAAGGGATGTCCCATAACATAGACTCTTCCCCTTCTTATTTTAAATATAAGAGACACATAATAATCTTCTTTTGGGTCTAGCCTATATACTGGTTCCTTATAGTAAGTTATCATTTGACATGCGGAAGAATCCAAATCTTCCTTTATCATTTTTTCTTTTAAGTATTTAAATTGTTTGTCAGTATAAAATTCATCTGAATCCATAGCCATATGATGTGTGCATCCCGCACCTTCCGATAAAAAAAGACCTATATTTCTTTTACTTATCTCATTAATGTGTCCACCCCCCTTTAACTGGGGCCTATATTTATATAATTCATCTATAAACCCTAAACTTTTTAATTTATCTAATAAAGGCACTAAATCCTCATTACACTTATTACCAAAGTTAGACACCTCTTGGTAAACTACCGAAATGTAGTCTACATTTTCTCTTATACTGCGGATAGAATCTTCTAACAATTCTTCCCCATCAAAAAGATTATAACTAATACCTAATTTCATTTTATGTTAATTGTTGTTTAAATTTATTGTGAATTAAATGTTTAAGTTGTAATGCATTAATATTACTAAAATAATGGTAGCATTGGGTGTTCTTAATAATTGTGGGCATTAACCTGTTAACATAATCTTCACTTTCTCGTTTTAATTTATTTGGGTCCTTTTTCCTAGTTTGACTTTCATAGTGATACGCTACCCCTTCTCCCACAAAATAATTTTTTAATCTTTTATTTAGACATTTAATATTTAATTCTACATCTTCAAAACATTCATTGTAGTTTTCATTTAAACCTCCCAGAGTTTTAAAAAGAGTTTTTCTAATCATCATAAAGGCAGCCGTATTACCAAACACTTCTTTAGTGTGTTGATGGTAATTAAAATAAGAACCTAAGCCGTGGTGGGTTATTCTAATATTATGTTGTTGGTCTACAAAAGCCATTACACCTGAATGTTGGATGGTACCATTACCAAAGTGGAGTCTTATTCCTACTGTGCCTACATTTTTTTTAGTGTTAAAAACATTAACCATTTGACTTATAGAGTTATTTAATAATTCTATATCATTATTAGAAAATAGAATCAACTCCACATCGTCATTCATATAATTAAAGACCACATTATTATTAATTGAAGCAAAATTGTAATAATCGTATTCAATCAATTCTATTTCTATATGATTTTTATTTTCATTTATAAATTTTTTAATTTCATCTTTTTCTACTGCTGAAGACCCAGTATCTGCAATAAACACTTTAATATTAGGATAAGAATCTTGTAAGAAGAAAGATTTTATGCACTTGGTTAATAAATGGACGTTTCCTTTGGTGGGTATAACTACGCCCACTCTGGGGGTTTTCTTTAATTTAAATTTTTTATTTTCTGAGAGTATAGGGGGTTCAATCACTAAAGGAAGCTCATAAGTGTATTTTTTGACAAATTGTCTTCTGTTATTCTCCCATTCCTCATTAGTCATGCCTATAGATTTGTGAGTTATCCGAATGTTTGACATTACACCTAATTTCACACCTTTTAGGTGATTAGAGATACAAAAATCTATTTCATAAAAATGAAATCCGTTGAATTCTTCATTAAAGGAACTCTCAATCCTTTGTTTATGGACCACGAAAAAAAGACCATCTACTAATAATGATTGTAATATTTTATCCCCAAAACTAGGACAATATATACTATCCCATGATTTGCCTTCATGTGAATGTTTAACTTGTCCCATCATTTTATGGGGGTCTTCCCACCATTTACCTGTGGAGGGCATAGAAGTTGTTCCCGCCACTCCTAATATTCCGAAATCTGTATTTTTAAAATGATTAATTAGTTTTTTACCCCAGTTCTTAGTATTAAAAATAATATCGTCATGACAAAAAACAACAATATCATTTTTAGTTTCTTTTAATCCTTGGTTGTAAAATTTAGTTAAAGACTCACCTTTATTGATATATTGTATAACTTCTACGTCTTTAACACCACACGTTTTTTTGATGTGTTCTATATGTGGTGGATAATCTTCTTTTGTACAATAAACAACACTTATCATTACATGTAAGATTTAATGGTTTCTACTAACCCTAAAGAAAAATTCATAGTGGGTTTCCATCTTAGTTTAGTATATAATTTATCATAATTTATCGAATACCTTAAATCGTGTCCTATTTTATCATTAACAAACGATATAAGACGAGATGATGTTCCTGGGACCACACCTTTTAAAGTATCATAATTCCTACAAATAATCCTTACAAGTTCTAAATTAGAATATTCGTTTCCACCCCCTATATTATAATGTTCTCCTATTTTACCAGTATGATAAACCACATCTAACGCTTGGATATGGTCTTCTACATGTACCCAGTCACGTATATTATCACCACTACCATATATCGGTATTTGACTATTTTCTTTTAAACATTTTATAGTTTTAGGGATAAGTTTTTCTTCTTGTTGGTTGGACCCATAATTGTTGGAGGAATGGGTGACTGAAGCATTTAAACCATAGGTATCGACAAAAGAATCTACCAAGAAATCTGCACTTGCTTTAGATGCTGCATAAGGTGTGTTGGGTTTAAATGGGGTAAATTCATAAAAAGTTCTTCCATCATTATATTCTAACCCACCATAGACTTCATCAGTGGAAACTTGAAGAAATCTACTGTTGTATTTTACAGCATTTTTTATTAGAGTGTGTGTTCCTAAAATATTAGTTTGTAAAAATATATGGGAGTCCTCGATAGGATTATCTACACCCGCATCAACCGCAAGATTTATAACTCCATCGAATTGGTATATTTCATAAATTCTATCTACAAATCTTGCTAAACTAATATCCACACGATGTAATGTAATTTTATCTTTTATGGAATCTAAATTATCTAAATTACTCATCGATGTAAGAGAATCCATAACATGTATTTTGTAATTAGGGTATTTTTCTACCATGTATTTTACCAAATGGGAACCTATAAATCCCGCTCCTCCTGTTATTAATATAGTATTGTGTTGCATATTTTTATTTTTTTCCTGTACTACCAAATCCATCCTCTCCTCGAGTAGTGGAATCTAAGTTAGTTACGTGTGTAAGAGTAGACCATTGTGGAGTTAACACAGGTGCAATGACCCCTTGTGCAATTCTATCTCCGTTCTCAATTTGAAAATCAGTTTCCCCTAGATTAATTAATATTATTTTAATTTCTCCACGGTAGTTACTATCTACCGTTCCCGGTGTATTTAATACCGTAATACTAAATTTTGCGGCTAATCCACTGCGGGGCCTTACCTGTAATTCATAACCTCTAGGAATCTCAAAGTAAAGACCTGTAGGGATGATAGACGTTTTACCTGCTTCTACCATTATATTTGCTGTCTTCAGAGGGTTATAATCTGGTATATGAGCACGTAAATCAAATCCACTATCTCCTTCATGAAAATAAGAGGGGTCCACATTACTACTTTTATTTATAAAATTTATTTTTATTTTAGGGGCATTTAACATATCCATGTTAACTTTAAGATTTTCGATATCCTCTAAATCTATACCCCATTGTTCTTTAATGGTGGGACTTTCCTCATTAGATTCATTTAATTCAGTTGTCAGTTTTTTTAACTTATCTAATTGACCTATTACAGCTTTTAAGTCTTCATATTTTTTTAACATAATGAAATATTTTTTACTAAATTTATTGTTGCTATAACATCTTTTTCACAATATTCTTTTATATTGTCATCCCTCTTTACCCCTAACGATTCTTCCTTTCCTTCAGGCCAATCATAGTAATACTTATGCATTTTTTCACCATTAAGTTCCCCACTTTTAGGTGAGTCAACATTTAATGAAGCACATACTAAATCTAGAGAAGATAACCCTATATAAGAATTAAAATTCCACACTTCCTTAGTGTCAACTACCCGAGTTTCCCAAGGCTTATCGTTATAAGTTGGTAATATGGGGGGTATAGTTAACCCATGAACTAATATTTTTTTACCTATATAAGGTAAGTCAAAACTTTTTATATTGTGCCCACATAATCTAAAACCTAATTTATTAATTCTATTAAATAATGTTATAGTGTGGGATAAAATTTCTTTTTCGTCCCCAACATAACTATCTAATTTAAGTTCTCCATTTTGTAGAATAAACCCAACAGACACACAAACTATTTTCCCAAATTCTGGTAATAAAGCTGCTTTTTTTATAAACATTTCATTACTCGATAAACTATCTTCTTTTGGGTATCTACGTTTACAATACTCATATCCTGTTTCTTCCCATAGTTTATATAAGTTAGGGAATTCTGAATGTAGAGAATCTAAATCTTCTTCAATACCTACCGTTTCTATATCTAGAAATAAAAGTTTATTTATGTCATTAATCATTGTTGGTAATATTTAGGGGTTAAGGTGGGGTGTAAAATATCCTCATAGGGTGCTTTGACTAGGGATACAATTTCTGAATCTCTAGTGTCCTCTTTAAGGTATCTACTTACTCTAGTAGTTGCTTCATAAACTGATTCTGATTCTACTATATATTTAAATTTTTTAACTTTGGGGTTACCATTTCCATCTAGGGCCCCTGTTTCGAATGCTACGATTGCTTGATAATACATGTGTTTTGTTTTTAATGTGATTTTATTATTTGTCTATATATTTCGGCTCGGTCTTCCGTCACCTTTTTTATATGGTATTTTTGTACTGTTTCATATAATCTTTCACCCAAATCAGTTATAAGATTTGGATTATTAACTAATCTTTTAATATGTTGATACCATTGTTTATGGTTTCTACTTTCATCTACCAATAAGGAATTGCCTGTGGTATTAAAAGTACCACCTTTTTCATAGGCGTTAATACAGTCTATTTGGTATGGACCGTAATTTTGTGCAATTAATGCTTTTTTATGAAACCCAGCTTCAATTACTTTTAGTTGTGATTTAACTTGATTAAAAATATGTGGTTTGAGGGGAGCTAAACTAATATCGAATTTGTTATAGTTACTCGCATAAGTCGTTATTGGTTTTGTCCATACTCTACGGTAAGGTGTGTTACTATCCCCGTATTCTTCACCGAAATTAAATTTATGTAATTCTTTATGTTGTTCATTATCTACTATACGATAGTTACCTGTAAAAATTTGTTCATATTGGTACCATACCGACTCCAATGGTTTTATTGGCCTTGTTCTTTCTTGTTTAGTTTTGGGATTTAATTCGGTTATTGTACCTCGAGTATCAAACCCACATAAAACAAATTGCATCTTATCTTTAAGATTATGTAGTTTGCCTACCACTCCCGATAATATTTGTAAGTCTGCCAAATGGGAGGACCCACCTAACCACCCTATGCGGACNCTATCACTTTTTTCTGCATTGGGTGTGAATTGTTTTTCACTTGGGTCTACCGCATTTGGTAACACAAAAACTTTTTTACAGTGTCGTAATATTTCTTTTCTAAAAAGTGGGGTGGTAGTAATAACATACTCCGCTAATTTTAAATTGGTGGTTATTAGTTTATCCATCCCTTTGTTTTTTATTAACATATAAGCGGGATGTTCTTTGTTGGGTAACCAGTAATCATCTATATCCATAATGGCAGGAACTCCCAATTTTTTAATTTTGGGTGCTGCTTGTTGAGATATTTCATAATTAGGGTGTAGAGAGCGATGATAATGAATTAAATCATATTTCTTTAAGAAGTTTTCATCATTAAGTTTAGGTTCGTAGTCGATATCTATCCAGAATTCTTCTGGGTATAATTTCTGTAGATAGAGGTGTGGGTCAACGGACCTAAATTTTGAAACTCCTGTCCTATCACTCGGGATAACCAGTATTTTATATTTTGTCATAAGTCTAGTATAATTAATGTAGAAAAAAGATACAGACTTTTAGAGAAATAGTCAAACAAAAAAAGAGAGGATTTCCCTCTCTTTTATTATACCACTCTATTTAAAATATTTTATTTAATGGTTTTAACACTTTTAATATTCCCCGTAAAAACCTTATTACCAACCCTAAGTTGTAAGTTCTCTTTTATTTTGGTAGATTCTAACAATACGTTTTCCTCTTTCATAATTTCTTTAATACATTCTTTTATCGTTTCTTTTAAAGTATTTTTATCCATATCCATATTTCCTAATGTAGGAATTGGGTCAGAGGTGGGTTGGGTAGTAAAAGATGTTGGGGTAGTTGAGGGGGGAACATTAACATTAGAAGTGTTTCTCATTTTATTCACACTATATTCTTCAGAATTCATCTTTTTACTCACTTTATCTATAAAAGATTCGGATAATGTTCCTGCAGGTGATGGGTCAGGTATCGGATTTTTTATCATTGCACTTTTAATAGCGTCTGGTAATTTAGAATTCATGATAGCTTCTTTACTCATGTTAGATTTAGGGCTCATATTTGGTTGTCGAGGAGCTTGTATCGTTGGGTTGGGCAATTGAGCTTCCTGTAAGTTATTGGTAGGGGGTGTAGTATTGGTAGGGATTGACCTATGGTTTCCTCTTTGATTCATAGCACTATGTTCCATGAATTTTTTTGCGTTTAATAAGCTTTGTTCTAAATTTTTCATTTAATTAAAATTTTGCGTTTCCCCATACTTGATTCATACTTTTATCACCATTCGGGTTATAATTAGGTCTTACTTCAGTAAATTCATCCATTGTTGGACTCCAGTGTCTTATTTTATTTAAGACGAAAAATTTCCACCCTGGAATCTCTGTATCTGTAACACCTTCTGTTTGCCAAGCTCTTACGACTGGTTTATTTCTTTTTGTGGTACCAGCACATACAGGCTCTATAGTTCTCCACCCTGGATTATTCACATTGTCTCCTTCGTAATATATGGTCGTAACTTTTTTATTTTTTATAGCTTTAAGAACTTCTTCTTTATTTGCTACTTCTAATATAACCGCACGAAGGGAGTTGTAAAGTTTCATAATTAAAAAACTTAAGAAGTTAAATTAATGGTGTTACCACCAATAGCGTTATCGTCCGGTACACTGTAACCATTACCCGAATTATAAGCATTTGTTTTTACATTATCTTTTCTAGTTAAAACATCGGTTTTAGTTCCCGTATCTTGGTCACGCACCCCTAGAAATACTGTTGTACCCCTACCTTTTTCATCACCATCACTTAACGCGTGGGGGTGTTGTGGTCCGTATTTGTCTGATTTAGGACTATAAATATTTTTAGGGAATAATTTATCCCTTTCTATTTGAGCGTAATCCGATAATTTAGCTCCTGGTTGTGTTTGTTGTTCTGCTGCCATGATATTTTATTTTATAAATATTTTTATTTTAGTTTATTTTTAATAGTTTATTTTTAATAGTTTATAAGTTTGTTTATTTTTTTTATTGATTCTCTTAAAGTATTAGCCTTATCCACAGTGGGAATGGTAACTTGTGTAGGGTTACGGTTACCATCTTTTTCATGTTCATCATAATGTGTATTCATCATCCCCGCATCCATTTTACTTTTCCTACCTATGGATTTACTGTCTCTAAGTTGTTTTTCTAATTCGTAAAAAACTTTTTTCCCATAATCACCTCCAGTTAATTTATAGGGGTAACCTTCTTCATCAGCGTTTCTAAAAAAATTATTTATTTTTTTTAGTAATTCCATACTAATAACTGGGTTTTTAATAATGTTAATAGCTCTTTCATATCCTTCAGTATTTTTAGGTCCATTAAAATCTTGCACTCCTAATTTAATGTGTTTTACACATTTAGAGGGTACTTTAATTTGGTGTCCTTTTAACTGTTTATCTGACATATTATATTTTATTTAAAACTTCTTCAGGGGATATTCCTTGTGCATCACACGCTTTTTTAAATCTCGACGCCATCCTATCCAAGACCGGGTTAGATTTTGTTATATCATGTAACTCTACCTCTTTAGNTGGTAGTGTAAAATTTTCTTTTTCTTCAGGTTTATTTAACAAGACTTCTAACATGTCTTTCATTTTATTATTTGATAATTCCACCAATCTCTGTTTATCTCCATGAAGTGAATCTTCAGTATCTTTGACTTTCTTTCCATATTCCTTACTAGCTTTCTCTGTCGCTTTATGAGTACTTAAATTATATTCATCTTCAAAATGGTCTATTGTTTCTTGACCCGTCATTAAATCTATTTCTTCATTATCACCTAATGCAGCTCCTTGGTACGACTCCCCCCAATATCTTTTGTAATAATATCCAAAAGGATTGGCTTTTTGGTGTGCAGTTTTTACCATATCATCACTGGTACTTCTACTTATCTTATTACTTTTATTAATACCTAAAGGAATTTTTGAATTTAAAAGGGACCCGTCAAAGTCTACTAATTCATCTAACTCAGTTTCGTTTTTCCCCCCTAACTCTTCATTTTCCCACATTTCATGGTCTTGTTTAGGGTGAACTTGTTTACAACTTTTACCTTTATGTTCTAATCTATTCATAGTTTCTTTTTATCTATAAATATTAATGCATTCATTAAATATTTATTTATGTATGGGACCACAAAATTTAAACAATTATTATTTCAATAAATTAGACGCTAGATTAGATTATAGTAGTTATTATGATATCTTTTTAGCATCAGACGAATGGGATTACAATCGAGAGGTTGTATTTTCCCCTTACCTTATTTGTGTGATTGAACACCTCAATAACTATCTTAGTGGTAACACTTGGTGTTCGGATTGTTTACCTCTCTGGATTGATTTAAGTAATCCCGCGTCTACCCGTCAATTACACCCTTATTTGTGTACAGAATACGATGAAAATAATACCTTACTAAGTTTACCTTATTGGTGTTCATCGACCCCTACTGAAGTAGACACCAAGTGTAGGTGCCCTAAATGTGAAAACCAAGATTATACGGGGTATACTGAATTTGTAGAATCTATCTGTGATGTAGGGTTAACGGGAGTAGATAATGGATTGGTACAATATATGAGTGGTAATACAACGGAATTTGATGTTTGTAAACTTTCATTAGTTAAAGTTAGTGCATTTACAAGTACAATAACGGGAGTTACGGGGACTTACTGTCAACCAATCGATATAACTTTAGGTATAAACACCCCACTCCAAGTTATAAATGATATATATAGTTATAATTTATTGGTGGAATATCCTTGTAGTGGACCTAAAGTACCCTTATATGAAAATGGTATTGTCGTAACAGGTTCGTCAACAGTTAATAACTTTAAGTTAGTTAGGTCTGGTATGGCCTATTCGGGTTGTTGTAATTTTATTGCGGAAAGTGGATATACGTTTACTATTTCAGATGTCAATATCATTCTTTCTTCTACTACACAAAATAATGGTATTTTTACTGGTAAGACCACTATAGATTATGGTTACTGGGAAGCCCCATGTAAAGTAGAATCACTTAAAATATGGACTGAAATGCCAGAAATCTATAAGTGGGACCATTTACATTATGATAGAAGATTTAAAATGAAACAAGTCACTGGATTATCCCAACACTATAGTTATGGGATAGAATCGGTGTCGGGAGAAACGGAAGGATATTATAATAATTTAAGAGGAGGATTTTACCAAGGATTTTATGAACTTTATGGGTACCCTTATCAAGTGTTACCTGAAAGAGTAGAGTGTGGGTGGACAATAGAAAGTCTTTTAAAATTTGAGCAGGCGTGTCCTCCTCTTACCGAGTGTATAATTCCTGGTACCAAAATATTAAATGACGTATATCCCAACAATGAAGGAATTTATTTTTATATGGGTACACGAGCTGAAAATAAATTTCATAATTTCTATTCCGCGGAAACTAATTTAATAACTTGTCAACAAAATGACTACAGTTGTGAGGGTATTCCCACACAAATAATAACTACGGCAACTACTGACCATTGTGGGAATATAACACATATTATAACATCTACTTATGATGAAAAAATAGATTCACTTAGTAATGCATTTGCTTTACGATTAACCGAAGAAGGTCGGGTTGGTTATCGTGCTTTATATTATACGGGAAGTTGTGTAACTACCTATAGTGATAAAAAAGTATTAGATTGTGATACTGGAGAATATTATGTAATTGATGATTGTGTTACAGGATTAACTTATACTTCTGGTTATACCATAGTTGAAAAATACAGTGATATTGTTTGTGGTTTAACTGGAGAAACGTTTTTCAATTCATGTCCCTGGTTATTGGTAAGTGCAAGATTCCAGAGAGATTATTGTTATGATGGTTGTGACCTTTTAAATATGGGTGGTGTTAATGACCTTATAAACATCCCTATATTAGACACTGCCGGTTATATAGATTCTGGTTTGGGAAATACGACAGCAACGTTGGTTAGGGAAGCCCCATTAATGCCAGGTTTTAATGATGAGGGCAATAAAGTGGTTGTGAGTGGGCAGTATATAGGTGATACAGAAGTAAAACCAACTGCATGTACAAGTGGGTGTACCTCATCATCTTGTATAGTGTGTGGACCAGGTTCAGGTTGTACAACAAACTACACTAAATTAGTTGAAGAAATTTTATTTTCTAAAATATGGTCAGATGAAAAATTCTTAAGAACGGGAACATTAACAATTTTTGTTAATGGTAGACCCGTCTTGACAGACCCCGATTTTGAAGAGATAATACCCAGAAGATTAAATACGGAAAAACAAAAACAGGTAGGTGTACCATTTAACATTTCGTGGGGAGGTGGAACCCAAGGCCTTATAGATAACCAAACATTTAGTGCGGATACAAGTGGTAATACTATTACGTGTCCACCGTATGTACAAGACCCAAACGATTTAGGTTTATTAATAGAAAAGAATTTTGCGGGAACATATATGGGGGGAATATCTCAATTAAGGTATTATATTAGACCTTTGGGTGTTGATGAAATTTTCCACAATTTCTTAGTTAATAAAGACCGTTATGATTTAGTAGATTGTGCTGGTGGTTGTACGAATGGGTGTGGACCATGTCCCGCTATCATCATAAGAGATTGTGATTCTTTAGATATAATATTAGATTTTGCTGTAGGACAAGATGTGACTTCAGTAGATAGTTTAGCTCAATTTATAGTACCACCAGAATATGTGTCAGCAAGATTTACTGGAGTGTTGGTAGATAATGTAATAAGTTATACCATAACGGTAATAGAAAATATGGGTGTAGGGCCTAGTAATGTGGTTACTACACCATTTTTAGCGGGACCAACGGATATAATAAAAGTAGATATTGTAAAATTTGACAACACAAAAGAATCTAAAGTAACTATTATTGGCAATTTAACTAAGTAAAAAACTATTTATAAAATAAAAAAATATGTCTTGTAAATGTAAAAATATCATAGAAAACTTCCAAGGAGGCACAATCCCTTTAGATACAATATTTGGGGGTAACGTTCAAATATGTGGTGCCGGTAAAACCCTAAGTGTAGAAAATATAATAGGCTGTTCACCAGTAACCATAGGTAATGACAGTGGGTGTACATCTGGTAATACAACTTTAGTCGTTAGTGGAAGTTCGGTATTTGGTTGTGATGTTGACATACTGGGTAATATATACAGTGGAGGGACAAACTTATTAGATATTTTTTCTACCACTACCTCATCAGGTTCAACAGGGGGAGGAACCTTTACAGGAAATACTTCAGCTACCTGCATAAATGAATTATGGGTTTCTAATATTTCTGGTTGTAGTCCAGTTACAATTGGCACGGAATTAGTAGTTAATGGTATAATGAGTGGTAAAACTACCACACTAATTGGTAATAACAATCCTGGTAGTAGTAGTAAAGCTGGTTTAACCCCTACCTTAACAATATTCGATAATCCTGGTTCTGGTGGTGGAACACAAAATTTTGCTGGACCAACCGTAAGATTTTCCGATAACGGTAACGATGGTGAAATATTCTATCGTTATAATGGTGGTGGTTCAGTGTATAGTAATTCATTTAACTTTACTAGTGATGGTGGGTTTAATTTTGACGCCTCAGGAAATCATGGAAATAACGCTACTTTTTTCAGAATTGCCAAAGGACAAGCACAAGTATCAATCGCAGAAAACGCTTCCGCACCTAGAACAGATTTTAAAATACACAACGGTAATGGTGGTACCGCTTACAGTAGAATGGGTGTGGGTGCACAAAGTGATTATTGGTATATGGAAGCTGACGACGTTAATACACCTATGCATATCGGGTATGATGATGGTGGGGTGGACACTAATGTAATTACTTTTACTAAAAAAGATGGGACGTTGGAGGGTTCCTTTACTATTTTAAGTGGCCTTACTGGTAATACTTTAACACTAACTAACATACCATCTTATAATGACGACTCTGCCGCAGGAACTGGTGGATTAGTTACTGGAGATGTATACCAAACATCTGGAACGGGAGCCGCTCCGTTAAACGCAGCAGGAATATTAATGATAAAACAATAAAATCTGTATTTATAAATAAAACACAACTATGGAATTTTTTATAAGAAAAGACTCATTAGAACCAGTATTAAAAATGCAATTGATACAGGATGGTAGGAACGATTTTAGGAAGTTTTATCAGGGGTTAGAAAATGCTATGTTAAGTTTTTCTATGAAAAAGGTTGATACTGGAGAATATGTAATTTTAAATAAAGCTGCTGGTATTGTACAGAAAACTGAAATAGACCCAATCAATGACCCAGAATATTATATATATTATAGGTGGCAACCAAGCGATGTGATGGAATCTGGTAGATATCAAGGTCAGTTTTTAATAGAATTTTTAACCGAGGGTACACAGTTAGTGGCACCGATTCGAGAAGATTTATATGTCAATATTCAAGAAAGTTTTGGAATAATTTAAATTGACATCCCCCAAATAGTTTCTTATATTTTAATTAATGTTAAGTAAAATTCACCAGACGTGTGAAGCTAATGTTACAAACGAAAATTATTATATATGAAACCCACACAAGAAGAAGTCCAACAATTTTTAGAGGGGACAGACCCCGAAAAACATATAGTCGCGGTAGAATACGATTACCGTAGTAGCTCCATATTTAAAATCAAAGAAGACCCAATTAACGGCAAACAAATCGTTAAAGATAAATTTGTTCCTTTTGCGTGGGTCGGTGATTTACGCCCCCATAATTTTTACTCAAATAGTAAAGTTAAGCAAAAGGAAGCTATGACTAAACATGGGATTGTTATAGAAAAACTTAATAACCATGACCAACCCAGGTTAGTTAATGGATTAAATTTTATAATTAAAACAACCAAAACTTACCAAAACCTAGTCGCTTTTTTTAGAGATGGTGGAGTAAATCCGTGGGGTGAGAATAGTAGGCAGTCTATTATTATCTTAACCCCAGTTGAACAGTACTTAATTCAGAAAGAAAAAAGATTATTTAAAGGATTTGAGGATTATAATGACATTCATAGATTAGTGTTTGATATTGAAACTACCGCATTAAGACCTACTGATGGTATGATTTTTTTGGTGGGTTTATTAGATAATAGAGGGAATAGTAAAATATTTTATGCTCATGATGATGAAAGTGAGAGACAATTAATTATTAATTTTTTTGAAACCTTGAATAGAATTCGGCCTACAATTATTGGTGGGTACAACTCATCATCATTCGACTGGGAATGGATGTTCAAAAGAGCAGAAATATTAGGGCTTAATATTACTGAAATATCCAATACCCTACATCCAAATATTAATATTAACAGAAGAGAATCTCGATTAAAATTAGGTGCAGAAATAGAAGATTATATGTCCACTAAGATGTGGGGTTATAATATAATTGATATTGCTCATGCGGTTAGAAGAGCACAAACCATTAATTCTGATATTAAGTCTTGGGGGTTAAAATACATAACCCAATATATTGGAGCAAACAAAGAAAGTCGGGTATATGTTCCTGGAGATAAAATATCTTCCATATATGAAGAAAACCTAGAGTATTTTTTCAATCCACGTACAGGAAAGTATAAGTTAAAAGATACTGAAGGGTTAGCGGACTTATTACAAAAACACCCCAATATTTATGAAGAAGTTAATGGACAACATATTATTAAAAAATATCTAGAGGGGGATATTGAAGAGACATTAACAGTAGATGAAGAATTTAATCAAGCTTCCTTTTTATTAGCTTCTATGGTACCTACTACATATGAAAGAGTTTCAACTATGGGAACAGCTACATTATGGAAAATGTTAATGTTAGCCTGGTCCTATAAACATAATTTAGCTATTCCACAAAAAGATGAAAAAAGGCCTTTTGTGGGGGGATTATCGAGATTATTAAAGACGGGATATTCTACCAACGTATTAAAATTAGATTTTAGTTCACTATATCCATCTATACAATTAGTACATAAAGTCTTTCCTGATTGTGATGTTATGGGTGTGATGGAGTCTATGTTAAAATATTTTAGAGATACTAGAATTAAATATAAAAAATTAGCTTCTAAATATTATGGGGTAGACAATAAAAAATCTTCTTCTTATGGTAGAAAACAATTACCAATTAAGATTTTNATAAACTCCATGTTTGGTTCCTTGTCTGCNCCCCAAGTTTTTCCATGGGGAGAAATGGATAGTGGGGAAATGGTTACTTGTACTGGTAGACAATATTTACGTCATATGATTAGATGGTTTATGGAACGGGATTATGCTCCCCTGGTGTTAGATACGGATGGTGTTAACTTTTCAACACCTGAAGGTGTGGAAGAAAGAATTTATGTGGGTAAAGGAAATAATGAATTAGTAGAAGTGGGGAAAGAATATAAGGGAGCAGATGCAGATGTGGCAGAATATAATGATTTATATATGATAGATGAAATGGGGTTAGACACTGATGGAACGTGGCCTTCTTGTATAAATGTTGCTAGAAAAAATTACGCTTTATTAACTGATAAAGGTAAAGTTAAATTAACTGGTAATTCTATTAAATCAAAAACATTACAAGGTTTTCTAGTTAAATTTATAGATGCTGGATTAGAAATGTTATTAAAAGGAGACGGAAAATCTTTCATTGAACATTATTATTCATATGTGGAAAAAATATATAATATGAAAATTCCGTTATCTCAAATAGCTAATAAATCTAGAATTAAATTAACGGTTCCCGAATATAAAGAAAGAGCTAAGAGAGTAACTAAAGCTGGCAACCCTATGTCTAAAATGGCACATATGGAATTAGTTATTAGAGAAAACTTAAGGGTTAACTTAGGTGACACCATCTACTATGTTAATAACGGAACAGCAATGTCCCATGGTGATGTACAAAATAAAAAACTTAAAGATGGTACTAAAGAAACTATTTTAAGGTGTTATAGAATTCCTGAGAAAGATATAGAGGAAAATCCCGAAACATGTGGAGAATATAATGTCCCTCGTTATATGAACACTTTTAATAAAAGAGTAGAACCATTATTAGTGGTTTTTAAAGAAGAAGTTAGGGACAGTTTAATAGTAACTAACCCTGAAGACAGACAATTTTTTACTAATAAACAATGTGAATTAATAAATGGACTTGCTAGAAAAGAAGGAGACCAAGATGACTTAGAAGAAGTTCTGTCTATTTCTGCCGAGGAAGAAGTATTTTGGGATAAAATGGGTGAAAACCCACACAAATTTTTAGAACCTTTAGGAATTTTTTAAACCGTCAGAAGATAATACATACCATTCAGTCCCTTCACAGAGTAGTTCTACACTACTTTGGGGACCCATATTAATTTCTTCCCATTCCTCATCAATCTTACCTATCTTAGGTTTAATTATAACATTAGCCATAGATTTAATATAAAATCTTTTTAAATTCACACCATCTAATGTTATGGTTAAATCATTTTTAGCAATTATATATCTGGTTTGAGATGTAGTATAATCTTCAGATATTACTATAGGCAAATTTTCACTTGTTTCTTTAGTATTAGATAATTTAAGTTGGGTAGTAGGGTCATTTTGTATAACGGAAAGTAAAGCTACTGTTAAGAGTTTATAACTCACCCCATCTGGTTCTCCTTTGATATTATAAGTAACAAAATCGGTTAATCCCACGTCATGTACTTGTTCTGCTATTAGTCCCACCGATTTTTTATTATTAGATTTCCATTTGAAACTCACTGGTGTTAACTTTAAGACCGCACTAAGTTGTTGTGGGGATAAAGGTTTTATATCTTTTTTATATCTTAGAGAAGAAGCTGCTCTATATATTTCTCCAGTAGTGGTGTCCATTTCTAAATCATTATAAGCTCCTACCGGTATGAGGCTTGGTAATATTTGAATTGCGGATTTGCCTATAGTTAAGTCTGGGGTTTGACCTATAGAAAAAACCGCAGTAGACGCTGAAGTAGAGGTGAGAGTAAAATTATATGTAGTCGTATCCGCTGATAGATTAACATATAAGTCTTGGTCAAGTTCAGTACTACCTGAGAAACGAGCTGTCGTATCACAGTTTTGGTAAAGTTGTCTAGAATAATCAGCTTTTGTTCTTAGACCGTATCCTGGATAATTGTATCCCATATTAAATCACATTATAAGGGTCCTGAAATGGTCGGTACCCTAAAGCTTTATTAAGATTTTCAGCTACAAGAGCTTTTCTTTCCATTAATTTATCTTCTCTAAGTCTTTCTAAACGAGCCATTAATTCTTCGGTTAGTTTAGTTTTTGCGTCTTGAGCTTCACTAAAAAGAGAAGAGTAATCCATAGTTAATTCACTGTCCGGTACTTTTAAAGCTCCACTAAATTTACCTCTTACTCTTCCTAAGGTTTCTTTAGAGAGAGCGGTAAAATATCTTCTAACCCAGGCTTTAGCAGGTGAATTTAAATCTATCCATTCTATATCATTAATTGGTGCGTCAGAAGGGACACGAATAATATCTTTATTTTCAGCTAAACAATCGTTTACATTATCTGGATTTACATCGTAATACCAATACCAACATCTAGCACCCTTTATTTCCCGATTCCCAAAGTCAAAATTACCACCAGGGACATTATATAAATGTAAATATCTAGTGCCTTCAGGACCAGCTGTAACCCTATATGTTAAATCAGAACCCATCAATCTATTTTTAATGTTTCTGTCTTGCATTCTTAAAAGAATGTCATACGCAGGCATCATATAATATGAACCAACCACACCCATTTGGGCCATACCAGCACCACCCATTCCACCACCGCCTAAACCACCAAAACCACCCATAAATGGGTCGATTAACATCTCATTTAATTCTGCCCTACTGTACCACATTATTTCATTAATTTCTCTTCCAGCTGGGATTTGGTATATTTGTTGATTTGGAACTAGTGTTACGTAATCTTTTTTAAGAATCCATGGACCCATAGTTTGTAATCCCACAATTTTAGAATAAGCGTAAGTAAATGAACTTTCCCAGTCTAAACTTCTAGTAGTGTAAGCTCTGGCTAAATCAGCTTCATCCACATTAATACCATCTAACGAAGCCCACTGATTTTCTATCAACCAATCGTTAACGTACATTGCGTAGTCTTGAATAGCTATATCTAGTAGAGAATCCAACATATCGTCCTCTAATTCTACACCCACTATAGGAGCACCTAACTGGTGCCTTAGTTGGGTATAAAGTCTCTGTTTGTCTAAAATACTAACGTTACTTGGCATAATCTTTTATCTATAAATATTACCAATTATGGTTGTTTCAAATATTATGTAACTCATTAAATAATTCTTCCATAATATCGATGTTGGGGTCTATGGTAATATCTCCCATTACAGTATCTATCACGTTTTTCTTTTTTTGAAGTATATTATATATTATTCTTTCCAAAGTGTTATCAAATAAAGGGTAAAAACAAGACACGTTTTTCTTTTGCCCAATACGAAACGCCCTATCCTCTGCTTGTGAGTGGTCTGAAGGAACAAAACTCAAATCATTCATTATGACCGCTTCTGCAGAGGTCAATGTTATACCTACGCCTCCCGCTTTTATGTTAGATATAAATATTTTTACTTGTTCATTATTTTGGAAGGAGTCTACCGAGTTTTGACGTTCTTCTTTAGACATTTGTCCATGTAATATAACTGAATTCGTGGGATAATTGTTATGTAATTCCATTAGGGGTGCGGTAAAATTAGTAAATACAATTACTTTTTTATCCTGTTCTAAGATATCATTTATTAGTTCTTTAGTGCATTTAATTTTTTCATTAGCTATAATCTGTCTTACTTTAGTTAATTTAGCTAAATGGATGGTAATACTTTCATTTCTATTATCATCAGACCATGAAAGGTATTCCCCCATTTCTTTCTTGTATTCGTTTGAGTCTAGTTCTAAATAAACTGGGGTAATGATTTTATCTGGTAAATTTAAAACTTCTTCTTTAAGTCTTCTTATTATTTTATCCTTGGTTCTATCTCTAAGTTCTTCTAAATTAGACGCACCACTTACATTCCATATTTTTCTTCCGTTGGGTCCCCTAAATTGTCGTCCTTCACAATACCGTCTCACATAACTAACCCAATTAACAGCGACTCTACTATTAACTAGTTTTAATAAATTATAATAATTGATGGGTCTAGATGTCATAGGTGTTCCCGTCAATAACCACACCTTACCTATTTTATGAGATATTTCATTAATTATTTTTGTTCTTTGTGCTTTGGGGTTAGAAATGTAATGAGCTTCATCTATTATAATCCTTTCTATCCCAGAATTTAATAATGTTCTTACCTTATCATTCTTTAGAGAGTGAAAGTTTTTTAAAATGTCATAATTGACAATAATGAACTTTCCCTCATTCCATTTTTTCCCTTCTAATATAACCACATCTTCATCGGTATAATTCTCAATCTCCCGTTTCCAATTAATTTTGAGGGAAGCTGGACAAACCACCAATATTTTTTTACTGTCTTCTACTAAACTTGCTATAACCGCAGATGTGGTTTTACCTAATCCCATGTCGTCTGCTAATATATACATTTCATTATTTAATAAGTGTTCTATCGCTGGTTTTTGATGTACCATTGGAGGGCGGTGTGAAAAGGGGGAATAATCGACAATAATCTCCTGTTTTTGTTTAGGAGCTATTTGGGACTTAGGAACCCAAAAATCATGTAGATTATCCGACTTTATTATTTTCCCCCATATGTGATAAGCTTTTGGGGTGTTCACTAATATTTTTTCTACCCATATGTTTTGGGGTGCGATAGGTAATAATCTTTTTTCCTGTAATTGTTCTGAAAGGTAGGAATCAATCTCTACGAGTTTACGTGCTATTTGGGGGACCACGTCTTTATTAGAAATGATATAATCTACCTGAGAACGAGTCAGTGTATAATACTTACTTTTTATCTTTTCTTTTAATTCTAGGATGTAGTTGTTTGCTCCCCCATAAGTAGAGAGAATATCTATAGCTTCTTTTTCTGGTATTCTTATTTCCAAACTATCATAATTATGATAACTAAATATAAGGTAAAACTAGATATTTATAAATAACAAACCTTAATTATGGCTAAAAAAAGAATCCCAATAACGAGAGTAAATAAGTTCTTTGCAGACGAAGATTTTCGTTTACAAGAATCTATGGGTATGGAGTATCTTCATGGGAATTTAAATTTTACCTTGGTACTTTATAGTGTAGATAGAAGTAAGTCTAAGGTGGATAATGTCTATGCGGAAGCGGCTAAAGAAGAAATTAGATTTTTTCCACCTGTAGAGTTTAAAGCTTTAGTTAATATAAGTGGTCCCGCCAATGAGAGTTATGCTAATGGTTTAATGAGATATCTCGAAAGTGGTAATTTAATTATAAGTGTATATAAAAAAGAACTAGAGCAATTAGGTATAGATATAAAGTATGGTGATTATATAGGTTATCCTGAAACTGAGGATTTTACAAGATATTTTACCGTCGCTAATGATGGGAGAGTTGCGGGGGATAACGCCCATACCATACTGGGGTATAAATCATTTTATCGTACCATTACATGTGTACCTACAAGTGAAAATGAATTTAATGGAATTTAATAATGGGGAGAATAAATAAAAAAATAAAGAAAACATTAAATATGTACCCTGTGGTTGGGAACCAACCTCACTATCCTTCGGGTTATGATGGTGTCTCTGTCCCTAAACGGAGAAAACAATTAGCTGAATTTATCAGTGAAGATGGTACTTTTTTACCTAAAAGTGTTTTACATGCAGATTTAGATTTAGGTCTTCTTGAGTTTGTTAAAGACAGGTTGGTTTTCCCGATAGATGGAAAGGCAATTTCTTTTGTAGACCAAATTTTAACCATACAACGATGGGGAGAGTTTACCGAGACTTGGTCTTTTAGTGATAAAGATTTAAATCCCGAAATACCTTTTTTGGTTGCTGTGAGAGACCCCGCGGTACAATATGGGAGTAATCCAGCTTTAAACTATACAATTCCAGATAGAAGGACTTTCCATTATGCTAAAGTCCCCACATGGGATGGCCAAAGAAAAGGGATGGACATCTATAAAATACCACAACCCGTACCCGTAGATATTATTTATGATTTAAAAATAGTTTGTAATAGAATGAGGGAGTTAAACCGATTTAATAAAATCATAATGCAAACTTTTACATCTAGACAAGCCTATACTTTTGTTAAAGGACATTATATTCCTATTATTTTAAATTCATTGACGGATGAAAGTCAAATTAGTGATAACGACAAAAGAAAATTTTATACTCAAAATTACCAATTACAATTACAAGGATTTCTTATAGATGAAGAAGAGTTTGAGATAAGTCCCGCGGTCACACGTAAATTACTTATGTTTGAGGTGGATACTAAGACCCGTAAAAGGCCGATGTCTCCCACTAAAGATAATCCCTCAAGCATCTTTACACAAACATTTACCGTCCCTCCTGCGGTTACTGAATTAGAGGTTCCGTTTGAGTATGACGCAAATATACAAATAAGTGAAACTACAAATGTCGATACCTACCAAGTGTTTATAGATAATGTGTTGGTGAGTGACGAGTTCACTACTTTTTATATTTCAAAAGGACAAGTTTTAAAGATTGTTACAGTAGTACCTGACCCAACCGCTATCCATACTATAACGTTAGAAACAAAATTTATCTAAATGTCACCATATATGTCTTTTTTAGGGGTACAATTTTCTTTAATTAGTCTTTCTACGAATTGAAACATTTTAAGTCCATTTTTTTGACAATAGTCCTTTAATAGTTTGTGAGTCCTCATATCTATTTTAATGTTTTTTATCTTTCTACCGTCTTCCATACCCATAAGTATGAAAAAAGTATGATTTTTTTCCTACATAACACTATAATAGTCAAATTACTACCCATCTTTTGGGTTTAGACTTAATATTTATTAATAAAATAAAATAACTGATTAAAGAAAAAAATATTTAAAATGGCATCAGACGGAAAAGTTTTTGTATCACCAGGAGTTTATACTTCGGAGAAAGATTTAAGTTTTGTAGCTCAAAGCGTTGGGGTTACTACTTTAGGTTTGGCTGGGGAGACCTTACAGGGTCCAGCTTTTGAACCGATTTTTATTAGCTCTTATGGAGAGTTTCAAACCTACTTTGGTAGTTTAAGTCCTGAAAAGTTTACAGAGACACAAATACCTAAGTATGAGTTATCATATATCGCTAAAGCATATCTACAACAATCTAACCAACTCTTTGTAACAAGAGTGTTAGGATATTCGGGATATGACGCAGGACCTTCATGGTCTATAAGCACAGTTGCAAATGTAGACTGTGAAACAATTAGAACACAATGTTTAGATGTTTCTTCAGACGTAACGTGGAGTGGAAGTACTTGTAATATTAACACCGACTGGGCATCTAGTGGGTCAAGCGCTAATGTAGAGACGGGAACAGTTAATGTTTATTTTTCTGCGGGAACTTCTTATGGTAACGCGATACACACCGCGTCTCCCACAGTATTACTTCCTAACCCAATTCACAGTGTGCTAAGCAATAGTATTACAAAAACTGACGGTAGTACTACTACTGTAGAAGCAGAAATTAATTCGTTGTTGAATACAGCGGCTTCAAGTTTTTATCATCCTTGGGGAGCACCTGGTTTGTGTGCAACAGGATTCACACCCTGTTATCTATCTTTAACTGGTACACCCACAGAAAGTGTGTTCGGTTGTCCCTATGATGGTGATGCTGTTTCGGGTAATACCTTAGTAGATGGAGCGTTTCCAGAATGGAGTGCAGCTGCAGGTGGTTTTGTAACTACATATCAAAATGAAATGAGTGCAGCGACTTCGACTTCAGTATTAGGTGGTAATTGTAACCCAAAACCTTCTTCTTTCTGTGATGATATCAACGACCCTTGGTTATATAGTTTCTTTAATATTATACCAAATACGGATTCTTATACTGGATTCTCTTTGAGTGTTGGGGTTAACCCAACAGATATTATAGATACAAGTACGTCCGCTGCTACAACGTCTTATTCTGGTGTTAGTAGATATAGTGTAACATACTTTACGGGACAAACATATTGTAATTATGATGATTTGATTGTCGCGACATTACGTTCAAGAGGTGTAAGTACTCAAGATTCAGGTGGTCCAGTTTATCAAGTAACTGGGTTAACAGATGTAGAAATGGTTTGTACTGGTTCTACTTTTGAGGATATCNCTACTAATCCTTTCGCTACTTTTGGTCTTAATGTGACTGATAAGGAGGGTGATACTTTCAGATTTGAAACTTCATTATCTCAAACTAATAAAAATTATTTAAAACGTGTATTCGGTATAGGTCCTTTTGATAAGGATATGCAAAAAGTTCCAGTCTTTGTGGAGGAAGCTTATCCAAATATGTTGACATACGCGTATAAGAAAGGATATATTAAAGGTCTAAATTGTACATTATTAGATTTACCTTCATTTAGAGACGACCCAAATACGGGGACTATTGGTTTCTACCAAGAACAATGGCAAACACCAGTAACACCCTACTTAGTTTCGGAATTACGAGGAACTAAAGTATATAAACTCTTTAGATTCGTTTCAATCGCTGATGGAAACGCTGCTAATACCGCAATTAAGATTTCGATAGTTAACATTTCGTTGGAAAGAAATGAATTCGATATTTTGGTTAGAAATTACTACGATACAGACGCATCACCAGTTGTTTTAGAAAGATTTACTAGATGTAGTATGGACCCAGGTTTAAATTCTTTCGTTGGGGTAAAAGTTGGTACCGCTAATGGTGAGTACGAACTTAAAAGTAGATATGTAATGGTTGATATAGACCCAGAACAAGAAGTTGATGTTAATCGTCATGATTCGGTTCCATGTGGGTTTGAGGGTTATGTAACTAGAGAATACCAAGGACAACAAAGCCCAACAGTATATTATAAAACACATTATAACACTCCAGGAGAAGTTGTTTGGAATCCACCATTTGCTATAAGTTCTGGTGTAGACAATACAACAATTAGTACTGGAGATAAAATAAGAAGAGTTTACTTAGGTATTTCGGATACCGCAGCGTCAGCTTATGATGATGACTTCTTCCAATATAAAGGTAAACAACCACCAACCAGAAAGTGTGATGACCCAGACGGAGATTCGTGGTCATGTTTAACTCCAGGATTCCACATGGATGCAGGAGCCACATGTCTTAATACTTTAGGTGAATTATGTATCACCACCCTATGTAAAAATTGTAGTGATAGTGGAACAAGTACAGAGAATCAGTTCTCAGTTGGAGCTGCTTCATTCCAATCGGAACCAACCAATTCAGAAGACCCATATTACACTTTACAGTCTAGGAAATTTACAATCGCCCCTTATGGTGGTTTTGATGGGTGGGACATTTATAGAAAGTCTAGAAGTAATGGAGACGCATATATTAGAGGTAAGTCTGGATACTTAAACGGAGCTTGTGTTTCATCTACGTATCCAAACGCTAGTGGCGACGGGTCATTTAAATTACTTGGGTCTACACCTTGGGGTGAGTCTGGGTATTTCGCAACCACTGACTACTACGCTTATTTATTCGGAATCAGAACATTTAGAAACCCTGAAGCTGTTAATATAAATGTGTTCGCTACTCCAGCTATTGATTATGTAAGTAACAGTAACTTGGTTGAGGAGACTATAGATATGGTTGAGACAGAAAGAGCGGATTCGTTGTATATTACAACAACTCCAGACTATAATCTTTTTATACCAGGAGCTACTATAGCTACAAACATAATACAACCTACTGAAGCGGTTGACAACTTAGATTTAACAGGAATAGACTCTAACTATACCGCAACATACTACCCATGGGTACAGTACAATGACCAGGAAAACAATACAAGAGTATGGTTACCACCAACTTACGATGTGATGAGAAACATCGCGTTAACGGATAACATTTCATTCCCTTGGTTCGCATCCGCTGGTTACACTAGAGGTATTGTAAACGCGGTCAAAGCTAGAAAGAAACTTACTCTTGATGAAAGAGATACGTTATACGCTGGTAGAATTAATCCAATCGCAACTTACTCAGACGTTGGTACTATTATCTGGGGTAACAAAACTCTACAAAGTAGACAATCTGCATTAGACAGAATCAACGTAAGAAGATTATTACTACAGGCTAGAAAATTAATTTCGGCAGTTGCAGTTAAATTGTTATTCGAACAAAATGACGAACAAGTTAGAAACGAATTCTTAGATTTAGTTAATCCAATCCTAGACTCTATTAGAAGAGAAAGAGGATTAACAGACTTTAGAGTTGTTCTTTCTGATGACCCACAGTTAATCGACCAAAATACTTTAGAAGGTAAGATTTACATAAAACCAACTAGGTCTCTCGAATTTATCGACATAGAATTCTTAATTACACCTACTGGAGCATCTTTTGAAAATGTATAATAAAAATAATATAAAAATTTAAAAATGAAATTAAGTTATAAAAAAGGAAAATTAGGGAAAACTTTAGGTAAAGCGACATCGTCTAAAAAAACCTACGGAAATAAGGCTCAAAATGTATCATTAAGTGAAGCACAGTTTACAAGACTTATGGAAAACTTTGTACTGGAACAAGAGTCAGCTGCGTTTTATGATGTAATAGAAAAGGATACTGTAGATGAAGAATTCGGTGATGGAGATTATCATGGTGACGCTAACTTTGGCAGAGAAAATTTCAACAATCCTATAGACTTAGATGAACATGGTTATGAAATGGGTATGTTTAACCCTGGAGATGGTGCAGATGATGAATCATATGACGGACATCATTTTAAACATGACGTTATTGGTGCTTATGATGATGATTTAACTGGTAAATCTCGTAGAGGTGGGGTATATGAAGACACAATGGGTCAAGAAACTGATAACTACGGTAGAGATTTACATCACGATAGAAATGAATTACACCATTTAGAACGTGATAGAGACCACTCTCACGGTTCACAAAAACACGGATTAGACCAACATATTGCAGCCCTTATGAATTCCATGAAATATGATGATAAAAGAGGTGTAGGTAAAGATGACAAGTATCGAAGAGAACCAGGAGAACATTTTTTCCATTATGGAAATGGATTAGCAGAATCTAAAAACATGTCTAAAAAACAAAAAGTAAGACTTTTAAGTGAAGCTAAACGTGAGTTAAATAAACGAAACTCAAGACTGTTAAGTGAAGCTAAA